TCACAGAGTTCATCCTGCGTAGCAATCTCTCCACAACGCCTCTCTGTGAAATATCCACTCTTTGTCGGAAATGGAATCTCTTTCTTTTCTTTTGTATAACGCCCTTTACACTGCATGAGTTAATGCTCATTTAGTTTACGGGAAACGCCACTCAAATTTGAATATTCGCTTTGTACATTAACTATTCAAGTAGGATGCCAGTGATTTTCTCAGCCAAAGACCCCATAACTAAGACTGAAAAAATGCTAATTATCTATTATTCTTCTGGTGTTGCTCTTCTTCTTATTGGTGGAACACTTTCTGTACCAAATGTGATTATTGCAGGATTTATCATGCTGGGACTCACCTTTTGTGCAAATATGATGATGCCAATGGGTGAACTCACTTATGAGCAGGAATATGGACATTTTCCAAAGTCTCGTGGTAGTTCTTTGTGTCAAGAGGAACTAGCAGTTCCGTAGTGCGCCAGTTTCCTTGCAGAAGGATCCGTAACTCCAGGTGACCATCGCGGCATCCAGAATTCAGGAATGACCGTCTCAATTGACTCCGTTCCATAGAAAGATTCGTAGAGAGTTCTGTAGAAAAAGGCCTCTGCTGTTGTAGGTGTTAAATAATTAATCTCAATAGCCTTCATCTTCCAGTCGCTCAGTAAACACGGCTCAACGCGCTCTTGAATCTCCTCAAACCAACTTTTTTCTTGGCTACTCACACCATCACTAAATGCCTCCTTCTGACGCCAGAGCACCTGGCTCGGCAGAAGGTCGGTTTGCTCAAACGCCTTTCGTAGAATCCACTTCTCAACCTGAATCCCTTTCACAGGTCGCCGCCAAACACTTGCAATCGACCGTGCAACGGCTACAAACTGTTTATCGAGGAAAGGGGTCCTAGGCTCAAGACCATGTGAACTGATGGTTCGATCACTTCGCAGCACATCATAGAAGTGAATCTCCTTAAGAAGTCGGTCGACTTCCTGCTCAAATGCCTGCTCACTGGGTGCCTTGTAGAAATAGAGATAGGACCCGAACACTTCATCGCTACCATCGCCATTAAATACGACTTTACAGTCAGTCTGCTCTCTAATCGCCTTGGATACCAGCCAATTTCCTACACTGGCTCTTACTGTAGTAATATCATACGATTCAATATCATTAATCACTTGAGGAATTGCAGCAAAGAAATCATCTGCTGTCAAAATAACTTCTGTGTGATCTGAGCCAATGTGATTGGCTACCATCTTTGCATATTTGAGATCAGTGCTACCTGGCATTCCAATACTGAATGTCTTTAGAGCAGGAAGACCCAGTTCTTTGAGATTCTTCTGCACTAATGCGGCAATCAGACTGCTGTCAATTCCCCCGCTCAAAAGTGCCGCACAAGGCCTCTCAGTCATAAGACGCTTCTTTACAGCCTCTTCTAAGGCAAAGCGCAGAGCAGTTGCTGCAGTCGCAATACCCTTAGGGTTCGCTGGGCTATACGAAGGATTCTTCAGCCATGGACTCTGATGATATGCATACATCGAAAAATTGGAAGCATCGGATGCCTTAACTGATGCCCAGTGACCTGGAGAGAATTGCATAGCATTTCCGTGTGAAGACGGAATGGCTTTGCGCTCACTTGCAAGTACAATACTATTTGTTAGATGGCCGTACAGATTGAGTTTTAGTGTGAGAGCACAGAAGTCATTGACTCCTGAGATACTAAAGTTTTTCACGGATGGCCAGGCTGCGAAGAGAGGACGAACGCCATAGGGGTCACGGCCCCAGAGTAGGAAGTCACGTTTCTCGTCATAGAGAATAATAGCAAATACACCATCGAGAGAACGGAAAAAAGTCTCAGGTGAGTTACGGTGTATCTCATAGAGAGGACCGAGGACTTCACAATCAGAGCCTGATGGCATAGGAATGTTATACTCCTCTGCAAGTGCCTTTGCATTGTAGATTTCACCATTACAAATCCATGTAATTCCATTTTTGCTGAACGGCTGCATTCCAGCAGGATTCAAACCATTGATGGCAAGACGTGTAAATCCGAAGGTTCCACATGACTTTTTTACTATGGCCGTTGTCTCAGGTCCACGAGCCTTGAGGTTTGCGACGCATGCCTCGATGCCCGGACATTGTATGCTACCGAAACAGGCAAAGATGCCGCACATTTCGTTCTTTCTATAGAATTGAATTTCAGAGTTTTAGATAGAGCGCAATGGACTTTAGCGAATATATCAAAAATCTGCAGTCAGGCACGCAGTGGATTAATTATCAGGCTCAGGTTCTAACACCGCAGAGAGGCTATGGCAATACGACTCCCCTCAGCACCCTTACCACTGCGACCTATAACTATGCGAATTATGAGCAGCGTGACCTAATTGCGCAAGGTCGGTATTATCTAAGTACGGTAAATGTCTATACAACGAATGCTCAGTAGTGCTAGTATGGTTGTCTATAAGACAAAGGCGGAGCGTGTTCAAGAAGCAGTGACCTTATTAAAGAAACTTCAGGAACTTGGTATTCATGTATCAGATCCCGGCTATAAACAGGCCAAGACATTCTTAGATACATGGATTAAGGACGGTGAGGAAGCGACACATGAATTCTGGTTTGCTCGATATGGACGAAAGGCAGTGATTGACCTACCCAAGCGTGTTGAGCGAGCGGCAACATTGAAACTGCTTGCACCTGTTGTCGAAGAGGAGGTTGAGGCTAACGCGTGAATCCTTAATAGAAAAACTCATTCATCATAGACAAGAGTCGCTGATGAATGCGACAAATGTAACTAGCGAAGGGCCTCTTTACGAGCTTGTTTCACGCGGCAACAAAGATGCATACTTTATTTCAGATGATGCAACTGCACTTTTTCCATATGATAATCGCTACGAGCCGCAGGCCGCGGTTATTCATGAACTGCGTCGCATTCCTCCTCTTCAGGCCACCGAGTTTGGTCGTTCCATTGAGTTTCAATTTGAAGTGGCTGGAGATGTTGTCATTGAACCGACACTGGTAATTGATCTACCTACCTGGCTTCCTATGACACAGGCTGTTCTGAATGGAAATTCAGTCATTACAGATTTATCCGGTGTCACCTACGGATATACCCGCGGTATTGCGTATTTTCTTTTTGAGAAGATTCAGTTTTTTCAGGACAGACTTCTCGTTCAGGAATGGAGCGGTGATGAACTCTTTGCAACAACTCGCAGTCGTGGCTCACTTGCGTCCGCGTTTTTAGAGAATGCACTGACGGGTGTTCACAGCGGCTCAGCGCTCTCCATACAACGGAATGCTACACCTGGTCGCCTGCGACTGGCATTACCGCTTGTAGGATGTCAGGATGCAGATGATGGTGGGTTTCCTCGTATCTGTGCAACCGAGCAGGCGTTTCGTGTCCGTTGTGTTCTACGAAAACTGGAGGACATCGTAGAGGCTTCTGACGGCAGGCCGAAACCTATACCTTGGAACCGTAGTGATTTTCAGATTGTGACTACAGCGGGTGGTACTCCTGTACAATTTACTACGTTGGGTCGCCTGGAGATTCCTGCGCCGACCATACAATTGGAGACTCGGCATATTTATACAGATAGGGAAATGCAAGATTCTATGCGCAGTAGTGTGTTAACAGTACCGTTTGAAAGGCTCTATGAGAATAATTTCACACAGGGTCAACTTGATTATGCGCCTTTGACGCGGAATGGAACGGCGTATGTAACACGGCGACTTGATGCAGATCATCCTGCTGCACGTATAGTGATGACATTCCGCACACAGCCTGCCCTACTAGCCAATCAGCGGTGGCAATATACAATGGATGTGAGTGGCGGACAAGCGTATAGCGCATTATCGCTTATTATTGCAGGTCGTGACAGAGAGACATCATGGGATTCGCTTGTATGGCATGAGTTAGTGCAGCATGCAAAAGAGGAGCGCGACTCGGGATATAATATCTCTTTTATGAACTGGGCTCTCGGTGACATCGTAGGACGGACTGCTCCCTTTGCACGGCAATTGGAGGGATCCATTAATTTTACGACGGCGGATAGGCCTACACTCTTAATTACACTGACTGCGCTGCCAGGCTCACCCAATACGTTTTTGGATGTCTATGTGGAGACATGGGCGGCATTGGAGTTTGAAAAGGGTCGCTCGGCGTTACTGTTTGGTAACTAATTGCGGCGAGTGCGATTCTTGCGAGCATTTGTCTTACGATTCTTGCGTGACTTGCCGCCCTTCTTGCCAAACATGCTCCTGGCCATATTCGGCATGGAGCCGAGTACCTTGTAGCCTGTCTTCGAGCTGCCAATCTTGCGGTCGAAATCCATCTTCAGATCGGCCGCAGTCTTTCCGCGCGCCTCAAAGTTCGGGGCTCCACTCACCTGAACAGGGACAATCAGATCGCCGTTATCGTAATCAAAGTAGACTACGCCACGGCGGGCTAGGCCCGTAACAGCCGCAACTTGCTTGACCGCACGATTGAACATACCAGACATTCTATACTGAGTGTAAAGATTTAATAAAAAGGAGACATCCAAGTAGGATGAGAGATACGCTCTGGGTCGGATTTCTCCTAGTGTTAGTGTTCGCCTCCAATTACTTTGTTCAAGTACTTGGAGATGAATTTTACAAGTCTGACCAGAAAGGTAAGATTTTTGATTTACTTCATGTAACTGTTCCCGACTTACATGAATATAAAGCCTATAACGATGTGATTATTACGCTAACGGCGCTATCATTCTTTTTTATTCCGAATCCCATTCCGATTGTGAAAGAGTTTGGTGCAAAGTTCCTCCTGATTATGGTGGTTCGTGCTATTACCACCATTGCTACGATTCTTCCCAAGCACGATAAATGCGACACTGCAATGGGATTATTTAATTATTTTAAAGGCAATTGCTATGACAAGGTCTTTAGTGGTCACACCGCCTTTGTCTTACTGGCTACACTGATTTTTTGGAGACAGGGAATCATTAGTCCCGCATTCTTCTATTTCATTAATCTACTCAATATGGCCATCATTATCTTAACACGGTCACATTACACTGTAGATGTTATCCTTGCAGTTGTCATTACGTATTTAGTCTATGACGGCGATTATCACGTCTTTACTGATTTTTTTAAGGCTCGTAAATAGGATGGATGGGCGTAAAATACCCAGGATTACACACCAAATTTGGCTACAGGGTTGGGATTCGCTGCCGCCAAAATTTAAAGGAAATGTCGAGAGTTTGAGGACCTTGAATCCAGGATACACCCATATGGTGTGGGATGAAGTGAGTCTTCGTGATGAGTGTAGAAAACTCTTTCCAGCCGTGCTAGCAAAATTTAACTCGTTACCGTATCTTGTTCAAAAGGTGGACTTTGGTCGTCTTGTTATACTCTATGCATATGGAGGTATCACTGTCGATACCGATATGAAATCTCTGAAAGCCATTGATACAACTCCGAAGATTGATACGGCTGAACTTATCGTGAGTCTCTCAGCCTTTCCAGGAAATATGATAGGCCAGACAAATAATGCAATTGTCTTGGCAAAACCTCATCATCCATTGATTTTAGAACTCATTACCCGAATGACGAATTCAACAGTAAAGGAGGGAGATTTCTTAACAAAGGAACTCTATCTAAATGGAACCACGGGTCCTAGTGTTCAGAATGCCTTCTTTTATGAACATAAGGGGGACATTATCTTTTTAGATAATACCTATTATGAACCGTGTTTCTCAGTCGACCCTGTCTGTAAGCCTTCACATGATTCCATTATGGACCATAAACATGAAATGTCTTGGATGTCAGACTGGATGAAGATAGTCTGTAAGATTCTGATTGGACTTTTTTATGTGGCACTTTGTGTAGTTCCACTCGCGCTTATTTACTGGGGATATGTACGGTTTGTAGGTAAAAAACGAATCTTTCCTAGTAGATAGACATGGAATTTACATTTCGCTGGGTTCCTACACCTGGGCAAAACAATACATTTGTAACAAATAATAATTCACAAATACGTGCATTTGTTGATGAAACGCAACAAGATCCATTTGATTCTCCACTCTATATGTGTGTTCCACCCATAACTTTTGCAGGCGGTGATGCAGATGTTCTTTCACTTTATGATTTTGCAAAGACTATTGCAACATGTGGGCTAGTAACTACAGTACAAAACCCAGGAATTAATTATAATGGAAATAGACTAAGTACAGGAGGAAGCCTTACATTAAATGGGAATCCATGTGGAAATTATGAATATAATGTTCTTCCTGGTGGAACAATATTAACCCAAGCAGATGTAGCATCTCTCTTTAGTGATCGTCATGATGTTGCTTCATTTATTGTAGCAAAGGGTGATTTAACTATAGATTCAAACACTTTTCTTATTCCAACTGTAAATCCAAACTATACACCGCCAAATAGAACAGTTTATAATTTTCCACCGGATCCTGATGTTAAACGAAGACTTTTTATGGTAATCTATGTAACTGGTAATTTAGTTTTTACAGATGGTTCATCTTATATTTCGATGACAGCATGTGGAGCAAATACAAGCCCTACAGGTGCTAATATTGCATCATTTGATATACCAATTTCCTCTGATCCATTATATTTTACTAGTACTGGTCAACCTGTGACTCCATATATTGCAGCAGTAGGTGCTCTAGGTGGTTCGGCAAGTGATGAAATATATGGATATACAGGTAATAATGGTGGTTCTGATTTTACTGGTACTGTATTAAAAACAGGTGGAGGTGGTAGTGGAAATAAACTTGGAACAGTTCCAACCAGAGTAAGTGGTGCAGGAGGAAATGGGTCTTCATTTTCAGGTGGTACGGGCGGTGGTTCAGCAACGGATAATTTTAGAACTTTAGCAACGGCTGGTTCTTCACTCGGTGGAGCAGGAGGTAATGGAAGTGCAGTTCAGAATGATGCTGCTTGCGGTGGAACAGGTAATCCTGGTGGAACAGCAGGAGGTGGAGGTACCGGCCTTACAGGAACAGGTGGAATAGTTATTGTTATATGTGAAGGTACGATTACTTCAAATGGTGGACAAATATACGCATTTGGAGTAAGTGGAGAAAACTATTTAAATACCTTGACAAGTAATTATTCTTGTGGAGGATGCTCGGGTGGAGGTATTATTGTAACAGTGCAATCTTCAAGTACTGCTTTTTTTCCACAAATGTATGCTGATGGAGGTACCAGTAGTGTAAATGGTGGGCCAGGTGGATACGGATGTAGTTTTGGGTATGGTATTAATGGTTAATTTACTGTATACATAAAATAAATTATATCTACTAAAGTAGATTGAAATGGCATATTTTCAAATTACATGGACCCAAACGGGCGGTGGAAATCCGTTTGACAATGGTGGAAATACGCTCACACAAACACAAACAACAGGCGCTTTCAGTAGCCCATTAAAACTAACCGAAAATATAATTCCTTATCCACCGCCAGCAATTGTATTCACTATACCCGCTGTCAATGTAGCACCGCAAGTAGTAACATTTACATGGACTCCTTCTCCAATACCGACACCATATGAAAAAAATGCACTTGTCTATACATACAGAGTGTATGATAATGATACAAATACACTTATGACAACTGCACAAACAACAACTACAACTGGGACATTCACCCTTCCGAGCATGTCAATTCCTTTTACAACAGCACAATCATATACAACAACAAATATAAACTATATAGGTCACTATTTTTATTCAAAAATTACAACAACAGGAGGTGGAGGTACATCAGATCCAAAAGCCTCTTCGCTTTCAAGATTTTACCCTGAAATTATGGCTGCTGGAACAGTAGCCAGTTTGAATATTTCTATTTCTGCAGGTGTTATAACAATTACTGCAGGAATGACTTTTCTTTCAAATCCTTTTGATATAGGTGTTGCGCAAGTAAATCTTGCTCTTCAATCATCTACTACAAGTGGTGGATCATATTCACTCACTGATAACTATGACACACAAACAACATTTGGATCAAATGTTCCTGGGCAATATACATTTGAATACAATGTAGCGTATGGAGTTCAAGCGGGTAAATACTACAAAATCTACTCAGTTCAAACTACATCCGATGGATCTAAGCTTCCTTCTTATTTATCAACGTGGAATGCAACACCCTTTTTATATAATCCTACAATGCCAACACCTATACTAATTGAGTATGCAGATGGCAAAAGTTCATACTTCTCTGATCGTTCAGCAGCTATTATATTTTTCAAATTAACTCCAGGAGGATCTTCACCTGTACTTTCTGGAGTAACAAATTATACTTGGACATTATATACATCAGCTACAGAAACTGGAACCTATACAGTAACTTCTTCAACTGCTACTTTTGCAGATAGTGGTGAGGCAACAACAACATATAATGCAGATGGAAGTTTAACATTTAGTCCCGCTGCTCCATATAATACATGGTGTAAATTATATGTAATTGCAATAAGTGTAAATATATTACCCTCTGATCCTCTTATATCAGATGCATTTGTAAGTCCAAGTATAGTAAGCACACCAACTATATTAGGATTTTCTCTTACATCAAGTACCGAATTTTCTGCTTCATGGAGACTTGGTACTACGCCTCCTGTTCCAAATAATTGGGAATATACTATTTATCAATCTGAAACACAATCTGGAACATATACTTCATATGATGTATTTACACTGGCATATACCACTGCAACTGTTGGCGCATTTGCTACAGCATTAAATGGTTCTAATGAATTTACAAGCGGCTATTGGTATAAGTTATATGTAACAGGAATAGCAAATAGTGGAGGTGTAATAACATCACAGCCTGGAATATCATCTGCGATCCAAGCATCTTAAACACTTCAAACGACCCTCTAAATAGAATGGCGTCTAGGCCTCGCGGCGATATAACAACCCTAATCGATTTGGCTACCCGTGATAGTCAAGACGATTATTTCACGCCGCTCAACTCTGAGATAACATGGTTCGCACGCGACCAGGAGCGACGCAATCGCCCCTTTGTTCCCGCCGTGCAGTCGTTTGCCTTCCGTGGTCCCGCGGCCTTTGGTCAACGCTTCTCGTTTGATGTAGGCTCAATTGCATGCGGCGACCTTCTCTTTGGTGTCTTTCTGCAAGTGAAACTCGGTCACTGGTTTGACCCGACGACTGTTCTCCGTATCCTATCTGGTCGCTACCAATATGTGGATCCGAGTGGCGCCTGGTTCTATGCAAACTCGATTGGCACTGTCTTAGTACAGAAGGCGGAACTCGAAATTGAAGACCAGATCATTGAAACAATTGACGGCGATTTTACCTTTACAGCAGGCCGTGTAATGGTCGATACGAATGCACAAGTTGGAATCAATGTAGACGGAACAGGATTTTCAACACTTAGTAGACTAAAGTCATGGAATCCGAATCGTGTCTTTCCCACCGAAGGAGGGAAACTCATGATACCTTTAAATTTCTTCTTCAGCCGTGCGAAACTCAAGGAGGCCTTTCCACTCATTGCGTGTCGTGAAGGAACGGTTCGAATCCATATCACCCTACGGCCGTTTATAGATTGCGTCAGGGTTGCCAATGGACTCCGCTCCTCCTGTACAAGCACACCACTTGGAGAGACGTTCAGTTTTATTGATAACGGGTTTCCCTTCCGACCCACGATTCAAATCACGGCAGCGGCCGATGCACCCGCTTTTGAAGATTTCAAATTAGTCACCTATGGAGCCTATGTAAGTGGGCTGGTGCGTGAACGTATGCTGTATACACCGTTTGAAATGCTCTATCGTGGAGTCCAAACATTCACCTTTTCCGAGCCTATGAAATATCTAGTGAACAAATCGGCAGGCGACACAATTACTGTACAGTTGCCGTTGGAGGCGAATCATCCTATGGAGGAGATTATCTGGTTTGTTCGGCGCAAGGCGGCCATCATTGAAAATAATGAATGGACGAACTATACATCTGTAATCAGTGCTGAGTATGATCCCACATTCAATCCACCGAAGCCGTTTGTAGTTTCTGCAGTCATACAAGTTAATGGAATTGAACTGATTCGTGCAGAAGAGGAATATTTCCGTCAACTCTTGAGCCGGCATCATCTTGGAGGCATCACGTCCTATAGTTCATATGTCTATGGCTATCCAATTGCGAGAAAACCATCCGATCATCAGCCGAGTGGAACCCTCAATGCATCACGAGCGCAGAGCGTGCGCTTGACGCTCACCGTGAGTCCGCCTGGTGGAGCATACAATCAAGAATGGGAAGTAGTTGTCTACGTCCTTGGCCTACGTTGGCTCCGTTTTGAGAACGGTATCGGCAATCAGATGTTTGATAGTTAAGTAGGCAAAAATTTGAAGTTGTATATTGGCCCAATAGTTTGTATCACAAAATGGCCACTCCTCGTCGTTTCAACAAGTATCCAAATCGGGTTGAGAAGGAGCCAAAATGTGCACATACCTTTGCAAAGACTCTCTTTGAAAATGAAGGTGCAAAGTTTGAGAATAACTCTCTTACAAATTCAGGTTGGGCACATATTCATGTCGCCTTTATCGTAAAGCGTGGTAAGATTCTTGCAGAAGCCTGTAATCAGTTCGGTGCTCGTCACATGGGATGTGGATATTCTGACTGGAGTATTCATGCTGAACGTGCAGTCGTGAAGAAGATTGGTAATACTGACTTGCTTCGTGGAGCCGACATGTATGTCTTTCGCATGGGTCGCACACCACAGAGTCGATTCTCACAGCCGTGTCAGTCATGTGAGGTCTTCTTGAAGAAGTGTATGAAGGAATATGGCCTGCGGTTTGTCTTCTATTCTATCTAACGGGCTCATAGATAGATGGTCGCAGCGCTCCTCAAAATCCTACAGTCTGGAATTCAAGATGTGCGACTCCTGGCCCCAAAGGGTCAGCCAAAAATCGATTTTTTCAAGAAGGTTTTTATCAAGGCGGGCAGATTTACAACGCAGTGGTCGCGAATTGATTTCGACCAAATTCCGGATTTTGGAAAGTCGGCGACCATCACATTGCCACGACAGGGGCATTTGATTAGTCGTCTGTATTTGGTTGTGAATCTGCCCGATATTGTAGGTACGCAACTCGCCGCTCAGGCCGCCGCTAGTGCCGCTGGACAGACTTTACTTGGTCCGACCTTCGGCTGGACAAATTCTCTCGGCCACGTACTCGTCAGTAGTGCACAGATTGACATTGGAGGAAGTCGCACAGAAGTGCTTGATTCACAGTTACTTGAAGTGATGGATGAGTTTCGCACGCCTCTGGAGAAAGTTACATCAGTCAATCGACTCATAGAACGGTATGACAACGGCTTTACCAAGAGAACAATTGGTTGGGACCCGCGGAAGCGCCCTGCACAAGTGGCTGTGCCACTGCCCTTCTGGTTCAGTCGAGGGGATGCTGGAGCCTTTTTGCCAATCGATGCAATCAGTACAGATGCAGTGCGTCTCACAATTAATTTTGCACCTATCGCAGATACTTATGTAAGTGATGTGATAACGGATCCGACTATTGCACTTCAGAGAGGCAAGGTCTATCCACCCATTCTGGGATCACCATTCTATGTGGCGAATCCTGCAGGTACATTTACATATGGGGGACAAGCGGCGTCGATTCTACCTGGAATCACTATGCCCCTCATACAATCACTTGGAGATACATATTTAATGGCAGAATATATTTATCTTGACAAGGCCGAAGCGAACCGCTTCCGTCTTGCTGATATTTTACTGCCAGTTCCGCAGCATTATAAGATTGAACCGTATGATACACAGAACTTTCCTAAAGTCTCCGTTCCTCTTCGTATTCCAAACCCTACGCGCGATCTTTTCTTTTATGCAGGGCGATATGAGGCACCCAGTTATAATGCACCTTTCTTGGCAACTCGTGACCTCAGTGGTGCTGATTGTAGTGTCGCACCCTGGTGGCCTGATGCAAGTGGTCTGAATGCTGCGTATTTTACAGGCGACTATGCACCTGGGTTTAGTACTCGCGATTCAGATCCGATTAGTGATATTGCGTTTATCTATGAAGGTCGACTTGTGCGATACGGTACAGAGGTCTCATCACTCTTTCGTACAATTATGCCGAGCATCAATCAAAGAAAATCACCGTGGCTCAATCGATATTACTACAATTTACCATTTGGTGTTATGAATGGATTTATGGCACCGAGTCAACCATCTGGTGAGGCTAATCTTGACAAGATTCGACGAATTGACCTTGAATTGACAATGGCCCCTGGTCGTGGGTGCACAATGGGTACGGGTGTAGAGAGATTCTGGATTTATATCTGGGCAGAGACATATAACATCTTCCGCATCTATGGTGGTCGTGCTGCGCTGATGTTCGCCTATTAAGCGTATTAAAAATTTGAAGTTTATTTGCTACCTATATGGTTGTATACAAAATGACACAGCAACCCAACTATACCGAAATGAATCAGCGTATCGCATTGATTGAGGATACTATGGAGAGGGCGTCAGGTCTTTACTCTCATATCCTTCAGTCAGAGAATGGAGTATCCTTTGAAGCCTATACCGAGTTACGTGAACTCTATACTGAAATTACAGATTCAATTAATGATTACTTTGAGTACCTTTCTACGGTTGGTATCCCGCAGAAAGACTCCTATCTGTTTGAGTGGCTTTATGGAAAATACTATCATATTGAGAGTATTCAGGAGATTGATGCGCTTCTTGAGGATTTGGACGAGCAGGCTCGCGCGGAGGAACTCAGTACAAATTTAAACTCCTCTTAAGAAGAGAACAATGTCTGCTGAACCTGGATACCTCTACTGTATGACAAATCCTCTTTTTGATGGTATGGTCAAGGTTGGTTTCACCAATATGAATCCTGCGGAAAAGGCAGAGGAACTCTCAAATGGTCCCGTTCCGATTCCCTTCGAAGTGGCCTTTGCAAAGAGAGTGATTGGCGCCAATGAAAAGGAGAAGGTTCTTCATAAATTACTTGAGAAGTATACGAGTCGCGTGCATCCCGCAAAAGACTTTTTTAAGGTGAGCAAAGAGAGCATTGCCGAATTTTTTGAATTGATTGAAGGTGAAATATGGAGTGTAGATGCTGCTATTTCAGCCGATATCTGGAAGATGTTGACAGACCGTGTATTTGAGATTCTTAAGAAGGAATACCCGAAATGGTCACTCGTCAATCTTGGACAGGCCAAGATGCGTGTAGCCAGTGCAATCAAAAATAAGTATGGAGTTAATACCAACCCTACAATTGAACAGGTGAGAGAGGCGATGGCATTAGACAGTGTGGCTCAGGTCTGAGTCCCTCTTCATATAGGAAAAGACTACAATGTAAATGAATACAATGGCGCATGTGATTGAAACCAAGACAAAAGTTGTAATACCGCAAACATTAAGAGCCCTGTGATACAGTCTCTTATGTTTTATAAAATGCTGTAGAATAATTTCATTGCTGTGCGAACAATCACAACATGCCCTACGAGATTGGATCTGAGTAAATGGAACTGTTTCACCATCTGGAATTTCAACTGATTCAGAGGAATCGTGTCGTGTCATCTCTACCCTAAATTTAATGAAATTGATTTAGGTTGTTTCTGAATGTTTAGTCTCTGGTTCAAGAACACGGAAATTGTTCAGAGGAGTTGCCCTTCGAAAGCGTTGACCTGTGATTACAGTGCTCATCTCAAAGGTTCGCGCCTCATCAAAGTGCCGATTTGTCTTCTGTGCTTCCTCCTTTTGAAGAGTACTTCGTAGACGATCTGCAAGTGTATTCATAGATGTATCAGCAGCATGAAGAGGAGACGAGGGTGGGGCGTCTGTAGGTGCAGGTACAGTATCATCAACCATTGCATAGACATTCGGTTGAATAGGATTAGCAATCTCATAAAATGAGTAGGAACGAGATGCACGCGGCTTTAGATTCTTAATTGAGACCTTTGTAAGGGGTTTCTGTATGGATGGAGGTAGTTCAGCAAAGGGTGGAGTTGTAGGGATATGAATGATAGGCTCTACCTTTACTGGTAGAAGTCCTGATATCTCATCATCATCGTCATCATAAGCAAGGGATGCAAAGCGATTCGCACTCATGGATGCTTTTTAACATAAGTCCTGAACCACATCAAGTTCAAATTTAGGTAGGGGAAAATTTGTTTTATGTATGCCTTGTAAGAAAAGGTAGAATGAATCTTGTCATCGTTGAATCACCTGCAAAATGTCAGAAGATCCAAGGATTCTTGGGACCAGGCTGGCGCGTAATTGCCTCTATGGGACATATCCGTGCACTTGAAGAGGATTTGGGAGCCGTTGGTCTTGAAGCCGATTTTGAGCCTCGATTCCAGTGGCTGAAAGAAAAATCCAAGGCCATTGCGTCACTCAAGGAGGCTGCTCAAGGAGTGACGAAGGTCTATCTAGCAGCAGATGATGACCGTGAGGGTGAAGCCATTGCATACTCTGTAGCACTTCTTCTAAAGTTGCCTGTGACGACAACGGCGCGAGCCGTGTTCCATGAAATTACTGAGAAGGCAGTCAAGGCTGCAGTTGCAAAGCCGCGTGTACTGGACATGAACCGCGTAAATGCACAGCAGGCGCGGGCAGTACTTGACATGATGATTGGTTATACAATTAGTCCGTTACTCTGGAAGCATATTGCACATGCACTCAGTGCAGGGCGGTGTCAGACACCTGCTCTACGACTTGTAGTTGACCGTGAACGAGAGATTACAAACTTCAAGGTGAGTTCCTCGTGGCGAGTCAAAGGAGTCTGGTCTGATTTGCCTTCGGCCATGACAGAGGATCTTGATAGTGACGAAGACGCTCAGAATTATTTGGAGAATATCTACAACGTAATGGAGGGAACTGTACAGAAGGCAGAGACACGCCCTTGGACGGAATCTGCACCTCGACCCTTGATTACAAGTACACTGCAGCAGGAGGCGAGTGCTTTGCATGCGATGAATCCTAAGTTCACTATGCAGGCGGCTCAGCGTCTTTATGAGGCAGGACATATCACCTATATGAGGACGGATAAGGCAGTAATTTCGGAGGAGGCTGTAACTGCGGCACAAGCATGGGTAAGAGCAGCATTTGGTGTTGAGTATATTGGAAGTGCTGTTGCACCGCCTCAAGTGCCAGCGGCTAAGAAAAAGACAAAGGCAGTTGAGGCGCCCACAGGGCCAGCGGCTCCTCAAGCACAGGAGGCACACGAGGCGATTCGTCCCACTCACTTTGAACTTACCGAACTTCCTGCTACAGAAGACTGGTCAGCACCAGATCGCAAGGTCTATAAACTCATTTGGAATCGTGCAGTCCAGAGTGTGATGGCCACATGTCGTGGAGATACTCGCAAACTCATCTTCAGAGCAAATGGTGACCCCTGTGAATTTGATTGGACTACTGCTGTAAAGCGCACAACCTTTCAGGGCTGGCGGCGTCTTGGTGCTATCGCAAACCTTGATGAAGAGGAGGAGACAGCAGATGCAGAAGCCGAACTCTGGAAGAGAGTGAGCGGCATCGAGGTGGGGGCGACGCTCAGATGGTCTAGTCTTGAAGCCTATCCGCATGAAACAAAGGCGGCAGGACGATTTACAGAGGCAACTCTTGTTCGTGAACTGGAGAAGAAGGGAATTGGTCGTCCAAGCACCTTTGCTGCGCTTCTTGCGTCGATTCAGGATAAGAAGTATGTTGAAAAGGTGAACAAGCCTGCTCAGAAGGTTCAGCGGACTCGCTATAAGATTGTGCCAAATCAGTGGCCAGCGACACGTGAGACCTTTGAGCAGAGTATTGGTGCTGAGAAGGATAAGTTGGGGCCGACGCCGCTTGGTGAACGGGTCATGGGATTTTGTGCAGATAAGTTCAGTGACCTATTTGACTATGGATTCACTGCACTTATGGAGACACGGCTGGATAAGATTGCGGAAGGTGAGGAGGAATGGAAGAAGGTTCTCCGTGATACATGGGCTTCGTATAAGGAGCGCTATGAGACTCTAAAGGCTGTGCCGTCGACCATTGTCAATTCTGAGCGTCAGAAGGAGTTTGGAGATGGTCTCAAAGCAGTCCAATCAAAAAAGGGGCCCCTGATTCTTATTGAGGACAAGGACGATAAGGAGAACACGAAGTTCTATGGATGGCCAGAGGGGGTGAAGTGGGATGACCTGACCGAGGAGATCGTGCGAGCCTTTGTAGAGAAGAAGAAGGTTGAAATGGGTGGTGACTTGGTGGGGACCATTGATGGAAAGAAAGTTGAAAAGAAAAAGGGTCCGTTTGGTGTCTACGTGGTGTGGGGGGACACTAAGTTAAGTATTGTAGGTACTGAGACAATGGAGGAGATTGAGACAAAGTTGCGTGAAAAGGCGGGTGCTACACTTCACGTACTTGGACCCTTTGAGTTTCGTAGAAGTCAGTATGGTATCTATATGTTCAAGAAGGACTTGAAGGAGAAGAAGTTTGCAGGAGTTCCAGAAGGACTTGATATCAAAGCGCTAACCGAGGCAGAGGCTGTCAAGATTTACCAAGAAGGTCTGAAAAATAAGGCGAGAAACTTTACACCTGGCGGTGGTGGTCGTGGAGGGGCTAGGGGAGGGGGCAGAGGCCGCGGTGGATGGCGTGGCCGCGGCAGGGGTCGCGGAGGTGCTCAGGCGTAAATTTGACGTATATAAGTGCACATATTTTTTTGCAAGAAATGGTCGGTGTATCTGTCATCACCTCTACTGCGAATCGAGCGCGATTTATGCAGCGGCTTATTACGATGTACACATACCAGACATATCCGCATGAAGATATGGAGTGGATTATTCTGGATGATGGTGAAGACTCAGTAGAAAAATTCTTTACTGAACTCTGTCTACCCAATATTCGCTACATTCGTTCTGAAATACGGCAGCCCATGGGAACAAAGTTGAATCGACTTGTCTATGAGGCTCGCGGCGATATTCTTGTTGTTATGGATGATGATGACTATTATCCTCCAGAGCGTGTTGCGAGTGCAGTTGCTGCATTTGCTGCGAATCCATGGTGTGAAGTGGCTGGAACGAGTCTTGTCTATATGTATTCAACGGCTACGGGAGAAATCTTTAGTGCAGGACCATATAATAATAAGCATGCGCTGAATTGTACGCTTGCTTGGAAGAGATCCTATAGTGAAAAACAACTCTTTGACCCCGCTGAAGTGTGTGCGGTTGAAAAAAGGTTCCTACGCGGATTTACTGTTCCAATCATTCAACTGAAGCCCTCTGAAACAATTCTTCATATGATTCATAGTTCCAACACGTTTGATAAGACAAAAACGGGCCAGATGAAGTTGACTGAACTCAGGCTTGAGGACTTTATCAGTTATTATGAACTTCGGGCGGCATTTGCTAACTAAACTTCGTTCTTTCAAAAGATTTTTTTTGTAAAGAGTAGATGTCAGCGCCTGCAGCCGCACCCGCACCCGCAGCCACTAGTGGCCTTGCTCCCATTCTAGCACCACCTACTGCACCAAATAGTGCAGCCTCAACAGCACCGAACTCACCCACCACGGGTCCTGTTGTAAAAGACTTATCAGGGAATGTACGTAAGGGAAAATTTCACAATGGTTGGACGGAGGAGCAAGAGGAACTTATGGCAAAATGGTCTGATATTGCCGCATGCTATCGTTGGCTTCATGACCGCTGTGAGAAACAGTATTCACGGGCAAATATGCGAATGACCGTTCCTGTTATTATCCTTACAACACTTACGGGCACTGCATCCGTTGGCTTAGGCCAACTTGTAGGTGATGATCGTGATAATCAGAAATACGCTCAGTTTGCAATTGGCGGCGTCTCCATCCTTGCAGGTATCTTAACGACACTCGGCAACTTCTTCCGATATGCACAACTCAGTGAATCCAACCGCGTTGCGTCTATTCAATGGGGCAAGTTTCAACGCCAAATCGCTGTGGAACTTTCACTCCACCCGAATGATCGTATTGATTCTATGGATTTTCTGAAAATCTGTCGTGCAGAACTCGACCGTATGATTGAACAGGCACCTCCGATTCCCGATAACATTATTGCGATGTTCGAAAAGGAGTTCAAGGACTTACCCAATCTTGCCAAGCCTGATATCTGTCACGGAATTGAACACACGACTGTTTTTAAAGATAAGAAGTCGCGCATGCAACAGATTGCATCTGAAATCACAATGATGATGTATCACAAGAAGAAACTCATGCGCGAGCAAGTTCTTCCCGACTTAGATGCCCGTATTGGTCGACTGATTGATTCAAGAATTTCAGAGATTCGCGCCGAGCATCCTGTTATCATCGAGCCAACGGGTGATGGTCCTAAGAAGGAATCTTCACTGAAACGGGCTCATACACTCTTCGACCCGCATTCACGCAGAATCTTAACACCTGCTCCGCCAACAAAAAATAAGGAGGCCCCGCTTTTGAATAAAGTGGTTGTGTTCGATACAATTGAAGAAAAGAAAGTGTAAACCAGGGATAGAATGGACTTTGATTATCCGATACCGCACAATTTTACGCTATGTGAAGAGGAATCAACTATTTCTTTTGACCAGGCGCTACAAGTGATGGAACTTCTTGGAGATGATTGCTGGGCTCTCTGGGTCGAGAATAAGAAGGGCGAGCGTCACGTCTATGTAAATAGTTATGCAACGCGCTACACTCGTGGTAATGTAAATAATACGGAGAGTGATAAGTACATACCGAATCTAATGTACGAGATGGAGCAGTTCTGCCGTGACCAAGTCTTTGCCGAGCGCAAGAAGTTTATTAACACACTTCGTGCTGGCTACATGGTCCACATGGTTTTCGGATTCAACACCTTTGAACACATTGTTCTGGAGAAGGTGGATGAGAAGAAATTCCTCTTTAATCGCTACATGACCGGCTCTCTGAAGCCTACGAAACTATTTGAGTAAAAATTTGAAGTAAATTGACATCCATATGTATTGTACATCAATACACCATGGCTGACAAGAAGAATCTCATTATCGGTGAACTCGAGACAATGGAGCAGGGAGACATCATTCGAGGAGAGAAGTTCAGTGCACTTGCCTATCGCAAGGTTATCAATGCGTTGCGTCCTCTTCAGTCAATTCGAACAATTGAAGATGTTGCGGGTATTAAGGGGATTGGCGTGAAGATTAAGGCGAAGATTCAGGAAATTCTCGATACTGGACGACTAGATGCGGCAACTCGAACTCGCACTGAACTCAAGATGGACCTCTATGACCAACTTCTCAGGGTGCATGGTATCGGTCCTGTGAAGGCGCGTGAACTCGTGGCTGCAGGTGTCACGAGCATTGAAGACCTGCGGACTAAGACGCGTCTCCTAAATGATGTCCAGGTGATGGGTCTCAAATACTATGAGGATATCCTCCTGAGGATTCCTCGTGACGAGATGCTTGCTCATGAAAAGTGGCTCAAGGCGGCTCTTCCCGCAGAGTGTCAGGGAGACATTGTAGGAAGTTTCCGTCGACAGGCGGAGACCTCTGGAGATATTGACATGCTCATTACGATTCCCGATGTAGACGCCAAGCCAGCGGCCCAGAAGAAGGTCTTTCATGACTATGTAGAGAAGTTGCGTAGGTCCGGCTATATCAAGGATATCCTTGCACTTGGTGACAAGAAGTGTATGGCTGTTGTCAAATTGAGTGAGATAGCAAAGGCACGACGACTAGATCTCCTGCTCACTCCCTATAAGGAGTATGCGTATGCAGTCTTGTACTTTACAGGTTCAGATGTCTTTAATGTGGCCTTTCGTCGCCATGCCCTTGACCAGGGCTATACACTCAATGAGCACATCCTGAAGCCTCTTGCTGCAGATGCAGTGGCTGCGCCCTTCATGCCAGATGAACAGGCCATCTTTGAGTTCCTACGCCTCCGATATGTAGAGCCGGCGAATCGTGTTGGCGAAACGGCAGTTACTAAGATTTCAGAGTAGAAGATAGATGCTCGCATTCTTAATTATTGGATTACTTACTCTTTTTAATTCTGAAGCAGCACCTCCTGGTGCGGGTGTTATTTTACTTCGTAAGCAAGAAGTACTCCTTGTTAAAAATGCATATACCGGCTCATGGGGATTTACAAAGGGGACTCATGAAGAGTATGATGTATCCTATTTAGCAAATGCTATACGCGAAGTCATTGAGGAGTCTGGATATTATGAAGGTGTTGATTATAAAGTCTATGATGGACCGTGTACATTTGGAAAGAGACCGTACTGGTTCGGCATGGTAGATACAACAACACCTGTTCGAATGAACCACACAGATCATGTAGATATTCAGTGGCATCGCCTAGATGGCAAGATTAGAAATCCAAATAAGGACCTTGAAGCGTGGATGGATAGCGGGCGACCTATGGCCTGCCCAAAAATTTGAGTTTAAACTCTCTGCGACTTAATAATCAGAAATGAGTGCACCCATTAACCCAGCCCCTGTTGTAGCCGTTGCAGATACACCCAATGATAGCGTAAATGATCTGACCAGCCTACCAAATCTGATTAAGACGTGGAAGGCACTTGTAGATGAAACGAAGGAACTCAAGGACCAGATCCGTGAGAAGAGTAAGCGTCAGAAGGCTCTGGAGGAGATGATTCTGCAGTCGATGAAGCGGAATAATATTGGTGCCCTGGACCTGAAGAGCAGTGGTGGGCGTATCCTCTACCGTCGCAAGACTTCAAAGGAGTCGCTGGGCAATAAGAATATCCAGCGCCTACTTGGAGAGCATCTGAAGTCTGAGACAAAGGCGGCTGAGGTGATGAAGTACTTTGAGGAGCACCGCGGTTCAAAGGTCAAGGAGAGCCTGCTGTATGAGACGGAATGATGTATAAGAAAAATCTATCGCTACAGCAGAAATGAACGGCGGTTTAATCAATGGTGCCACACGTGCGGTTGTTGAGGGTATGTCCGGCTCACCTCAGGCGGAGAAGAGTCGTGATACGTATGTTGAACTCATTGCGATGATCGTTGCGTTTGTTATCACGCTCGTGATCCTCGCATTTATCGGCCAACTCCTCTGGAATAATGTAATCGTTGATCTCTTCTCCTTTGCTCGCCCTGCTAAATCAGTGTGGCAAGTGCTAGGATTATTTATTTTTGTATCACTGATACGACCGTAAATTTGAGTAGGTGATATGTAGTTAATTAGGGTACCCTTTGTATAGTTGAAAAATGATCGTATCGTCTTTCAACTGTAATGATTTTAAGCAAAAACATCTTCTTGCTGTTCTCTTTGGCCTTGCCTATGCAGTCTCCTCAGCAGGTGAAACACTTGCGATTAAAAGTCTTAACTACAATACTCCTCCTTTGAGTTTGCCAGGATATACTGCACTCTTAAGCAATCAGATGTGGATTTTCATGATTCCCATCTATTTGTATCAAAGGCGAGAATCGCCTTCTACTATGACCTTTGATCACTTTATTCAGTATTCAGGCATGGGTGTTCTCACCTTTATCGTTACACTTCTTCGCAGTCAAAGTGTAAATGTAATTCCAGGAAGTGTATTTACAATTCTCATAAGCACAAGCATTCTATTTAATATGCTTCTGAGTTATCTCTATCTGAATAAAAAGTTCAATCGCTGGCATATTGCAGCAGCTGCGTGTTGTATTGCGTCAGCACTTAGTATTTCAATTTCTGTCTTCACGTCCGAAAGTTATGGAAATTTTCAAGTCGGCATTCCGTCTGCACTTGGTGCTTCCTTCTTTGTTGCCTGTATGACTGTATGGCAAGAATACCTACAGTCAACCTGGACAGATGTGAATATGCGAATCATTGAAATGACGCTTATTGCGAGCCTTGAGGCATCTGCTCTTACTGTTGCCTTTAGCACATTTTCAAAAGAGATTACTCAATGGAATAGTGATCTCAGTAGTGTAAGTGCAACATATCAAGGATTGGTGCTTCTAACATGTGTAAGTGTAGCACTTCCTATACTCAAAATGCTTATTCGAAATAGTAAATACGCAACGATTCAGTATGCAAATGCATTCTTCTTTGAATTTGTACAGGCATCTGGAGCCTTGCTTGGCTCACTCGCAAATATTCTCATCTTTGCTGAACCGTGGGGACCTGGATATATTGTGTCTCTCTTGCTACTCGCAGCCAGTTTTGCTATCTATATCAAAGCGCGACTTGTGTCAAAAGAGGCATCTGTTAAGAAGGCTCCTCTGCGTAGGGCAAATCATATAGAGACTGCAAATCCAATTATAATTAAAATTGTACACCTTCAACAAAGGGAGGTAGTTTCGACTTGGAAGTAGATTAGTATATTTTTATTTGGAAATTCTTATAAAGTCAAAGATTGACATCATAAAAACTTAAGATACTCTCAGGCGGAATTGAACCACCGACTTTTGCCTAACATGCATGCCGTAACTGACATAAGAGCAAAGCTCTACCAACTGAGCTATGAGAGCAAAGATGTCCATATAACCCAGGACTGGGGTTTTGCCTCGACTGGGAATCGAACCCAGGATCTACCGCTGATTGATGACATGATTAGTATCATGAAGCACATACAAAGCGGGTGCTTTAACCCCTAAGCCATCAAGGCCTTTTAGGATACTCCTGGTGGGGGTCGAACCCACGGTCTTCCGCTGGCGACCGAGGGATTAACCCATGGTAGAAGGCGGACGCGTTATCCACTGCGCCACAGGAGCTTCCTAACTATCTGTAGTGGCACCTCCTTAAGTTCTACTATTGAAAGCCCTCAATTTCACTGAGCGAATCACAGAAAAATGTAGGGTCATTATTTGGTAATACAGATGGATGTCTATTTTTTGTATTAAATGTACTTATACGAATATCTGAAAGGGCCCGTATACAACATTCAACCGCATAGAGTGCATAGTTATCTTTGACAAGGGCACATAATTCTGGAAAATCAGTGTAGAGTTTAATAGTAAACTTATCTTTAAGGCTATCAAAAAAATGTGTATCTTTTTCTGACGTCATAATGTAACATGCTGAAAAATTATATTTTTCAAGAACACGCTCAATATTTACGGGGCTAGTATCTGCATCTAAACTGGAATGAATCTCTAAATAATCAGTGCGCCTTACATGAACACAGCAAATTGGCCGTGCCATTGTTGCAACAATATTTTCAGCAAGTTCCCTGTAGCACTGTTTGAACTGAACCGTAAATGAATCATTTTCAATCTTCTCTCTATATCTACGAAAGAGTAGATCATTAAAATAATCGGCTGGTATCCAAAAATAAATCTCAGCACGATCAGTGTGCTTTGGCAGTTCAGATAAAACAGAGTCTGGAATTTCGATATAGTCTGTAAGAATAGAGTTTTCTTTTGATGTGTGCAGTGATGACAAAAGGATTCTAGGAAGTATTGGTATAAGACCCATAAATCGACTAATCTTTAGAAATTCTGTAAATCTATCCTTCATATCTGTAAGTCCGTTTTGTCTAGGTAATTCTAGAACAATATATTTTTCTCTCATTCCTATTCTATTTTATTCTTAAATCTTAGGTAGAATGAATAACTCTGCAAAAATAGAAGTACAAGAAATCTGTAGATCAAATGTACCTAGGCGACTACTTAATTTAAGTCGTACTAATACTGAAAATGGAAAACAGTGGAGAAATGTCCAACGTTCTTTTAAGTCTCTCTGTAATTCATCGAGATATCTTCCAGTATATAGAAATGATGCAAATTGGGCAAAAAATATAGCAAATGCTGCTGCAGTTGCAGGGGGTCGTCGTAAAACTCGCAAGGGACGCAAAGCGCGCAAAGGCCGTAAGACTCGTCGTAACTAAATCTCCTTACGAATCTTCTCGAGAAGTCGTCCCATCCGATTTCGACCACACCCATTAGGTCCCGATCCCCAATAGGAATCCCGAGGCATTTTTTCAATCAGCATGGCAGTTCCTGTAGAGCGTAGAATATCTGCGACCTGCGGATTCTGTGCGAATTTTGCCCGAAGCCCTTCAAGCATGACTGTCTCCCTGACTTCCTCCCAATCAGGGCGAAAATGCTCCGATTGAGTACGGCCAACACGCTTTGCTCCTGTAGGTGTCTTGGTCATACGAATCTTCTCCTGAAGTACAGGGTCGCCTGGAAACTTCTGTGACTGGAAGAAATGTTCTACAGTCGGATAGGTTTTGTCATTGATTGTAAAGGGAGCCGCATAGAAATTACTGAGTTCAGAAAATTCCAGTGACTTGGAGTTGAATTCGATAGCCTGCATTTTAACTGAAAAATTTGAACTGGATATACTTCAAATTTATTAGTAGAAACAATGTCGTTTGAAATTGCAACCTTTGAGTATTCTGATCTCTATGATGGAATGGCTACTGTGAAGCCAGAGGAAGTGATTACGGAGTTTATGAAACAATATACTAGACACCTATCTCCTGAGTATTGTCCTGAAGATGAAGTGTGTTATTCTCAAGGGAGAACATGGCTCGCCTATAGCGATAAGTCAGGTGGTGACAAGCCTAAGATGGTTATGCTTATGGGACCCATTACACATGAACTTATTGCGCAGATTGAGGAGGCTGTACGTGTGTTGTATGTGAAGACGTGTAAAGACTGTGGTAAGGAGATCTCAAAAGAGAGGTCGCGCAAGTGGGCTTATTGTGAACCCTGTGCTAATGCATAAAGGCAGTCAATAAAATTTGAAGTTTTTTTGCGGGGTATGAAAAGGTATACCAAAATGTCTGAACGAACTCGTGTCCGCGCCATTCTCAGTGCTCTTACTGCCACCGAACGTGCTGACTTGAAGAAGTTACTTCCAAAGGTTAAGATGCCAGCCACAGAAGCCGTTCGTTATCCAAATGCTCTGCTCACTGTCTTTCAGAAAGAGGAGTCGTATTCAATGCTAGGCTGTGTCGCCGAGGAACTTCTGCGCCTGTCACCTGATGCTGTCACCATGGATGCTGTCTGTGCTGCTGCCAAGCAGATGGATCCAACTCTAACAGAGACTATCCTCAATAAGATCAGAGTCTCCAAGACTACTCAGCCATTCATTGACCATATCGTCGCTACACGGCGCAAGATGGATGCAATTACACGCGGTGCAACGCTTCGCTACGATGAGGTCGTCTCCTTTGACGCAATTGAGGGACATCCTGATGGGCGAACGGACACACAGATCTTTGAAGTGAAGTTGACTGGACAGATGAAGGAGAACTGGATGAGTTTCCTCTATCAGGTCTTTGCCTATGGAGCCCTGGCTCCTGAGGCGACTGATCTCTTTCTCGTCTTTCCACTTCAGGAACTCATTTGGCATGCGAACATTCGCGAGTGGGAGAATCGTGTCGCCTATCGTGACTTTCTGAATGCGGCTGCAAAGAAGAACTCGGCAAATGCCCTCATGGATATGGTTCGCGGAGCGATGATTCGCGAGGCCTATCATATCGGCTTTCATGCGCCCAAGCAGAAGTCTCTCGTGACAACCATTATGGGTCTTGCTGCTGCGGGCGTTGAAAAGCCATACCAGATTTTCCTGGGAAGCACACAGAGTTCGCACATGAACATCAAGGATGATGAACTTGCAGCCGCTGCAAAGGCCATGCAGGAGACTGGCCTGAAACTCTTCGTTCACAGTCAGTATATCATCAATCTCTGTGCAGATCCGAGTATTCAGGACGGATATCATACGGCCCTTCTCATCAAGAATCTAGACTATGCACGCGCAATTGGTTGTCGTGGCGTCGTAGTCCATGTAGGGAAGTCAACCGATAAGCCGTTGCCACAGGCTCTCGCAAATATGCGAACCAATCTGCTTGCCGCGATGGAACACGCGAGCCCAGAGTGTCCTATTCTTCTAGAGACGCCTGCAGGTCAAGGCACAGAGACCCTAACCAAGTACGAAGAGTTCGTAGAGTTTGTACGCGACTTTGCAGATGCTCGCATTCGTATCTGTATTGACACTTGTCACGTATTTGCTTGCGGCTCTGAGCCAATTGAGTATATTCAGAAACTTGCGACTGCAGAGACTAGTATGGTCAAACTGATTCATTACAATGATTCGGCTACGCCATGTGGTTCATGTGTTGACCGTCACGCCTATATGGGGACGGGTCATATTGGATTTGATAAGATGGAGACAATTGCAAAGTTCTGCCATGGTCGCACATATCCGATGCTTATTGAGTAAAGATACCATAAAAAAATATTTTTAATTTACTTGAAGTGAATCGTAGCGATTGCCTCAACTTCTTCAAAAGGAATTTTGGCGAGAACAGAGATATTTCCAACCATGCGATCCTTAATTGCATCGCGATCCTGAAAATTCTTTGTAAATTTGGAAAGACACTGAAAGATCTGTTCAGCCGTCATATAGCGTTCCTGTTTGAAATATTCAACACCCCACGTGCTGTCTCCTTCAACAGGAAGACTAGCATAGAATGTGTTAAATGCATTCACGATACTATATTCATCATAGGGAACAGAAAGTTGTATAGATTCATGTACAATCGATGCATGAATACGCTGGGCCATTTTTGATACCTTTTTGTTTATAGGAAAACCTGCTTCAATTTTTTATGAACTCAATGATTGGTTTCATAAAAAATATGCAAGATACCGATTGCGGGGCTCGAACCCGCGACATTGGGCTGTCATTCTCTGCTAAAAGGCCCACGCTCTACCGACTGAGCTAAACCGGTATAATAAGAAGATTGTTCTCCTCCACCAGGTTCTTTTGACAGAAGAACCAAACTGTTTACGCCCAGCGGGAATCGAACACGCGTATCTACATTGGAAGTGTAGCATTCTACCACTGAATTATGAGCGTAGTGACACTCATAATAATGAATTATGAGCGTTAATTCCGATACCGGGAGTCGAACCCGGGTCAAGGCTGTGAAAGAGCCCTATCCTGACCGCTAGACTATATCGGATGAGGTTCTGTTTGACGAAAACAGAAAACGGATCGTGTTGTCACCACCTGATTTTTAGAGAATCAGGAAACTCTTTACTAGGAATGGGATTCGAACCCATGCGACTCGCGTCAACAGATCTTAAGCCTGTCTCCTTAACCAACTCGGACATCCTAGTGCATGACTGTTTTTTGAAAGAGACAATCAACTCTTGAGGCGCTAGCAGGGATCGAACCTGCGTTAAGAGGTTCCTTGAACTATCAAAGCCTCCTGTCCTGACCACTAGACTATAGCGCCAAAGGTGAGCCAAAGGTGAGATATGGGTCTTAGTATTGTGAATTGCTGTGTGTAGCCCAGAATCCCAAGGGTCTATAACAATATAGTAGAGGGTTTGCTGTGTGGATTCTTAGTCTGGCTACATAGTACGGGAACGACTTAATTCAAAGAATATATACAATTTTATCATCGCAATGTAAAATTATAGTATATAGTTTGAATGTGTTATTAGGTGTTAATAATGTGTTTGAATGCAGGCTTCTGAAAATTATATTCAGAGGGTTGCTGTGAGAAGCCTTAGTAAAGGAGGTAACTAAGAGAGATTGACAGGCTTCTGAAAATTATATTCAGAGGGTTGCTGTGAGAAGCCTTATCTCTCTTCCATACTTCCTTCACGAGTATTTTTTAGGTGGGTGAAGTGAATCAAATTTTTGGTTCGTCCTAATCCATGCGATTCCGCAGATTGTAGGTGCGGCGCTTCAGGTTAGGCTTGTGAGAAGGGATATACTCTTCATCCTCTTCATCCTCATTATTAGCCTGAGGCTGTTCATCCTGCTCCTCCTGCTCCTTAGGCTGCTCCTCCTCATCCTCAGGCTGCTCCTCTTCAGGCTGCTCCTCCTGTTGCTCCTCCTCAGGATCAACTACAGGGCGTGGAAAACTCTTGAATCGCTCGAGATCATACTTTAGAAGTCTCTTCTGAAGTAGGTCTACACACCTTACAGCAACTGCACTCAGAAAGAGAGAAGAGAAGCTAGGGTTGCTAACAAAGTATACGGCAGATAGAATGGCAGTAAGTCCTGATGCAATGGGGCTACAGATGAATCGCTCACACGGTGACTGATAGATTGACATTTTTCTACTGATTTTTAGCACAGGCAAAAAAATCAAATTTTTACAAACGCACTTTACTCCGTCTTACAGAGTGCAATCCAACTGATAGGAAACTTTGGTTCAAGCAGAGTTACAATTGCATCCGCATAGTCGCGAATCTCCTTCTGAGCACCAGGGTCACGACGTAGATTACAGAGACGAGCATAGGCTGCTAGACTTGCTGTCTCAATAAACTCAGTATACATTGACTGTGGTAGAACTATACGAGCCTGCTCAGGACAGACACGCTGCTCAAGAAGTGCCTTGTACATGTGAAGTGACTTTTCAGTAATCTCCTTTATTGCCTGTACACAGAGAAAGTTGTCCTTTACCTCCTCGGCCTTCGATCCCTGCTTGAGTTTCGGGTCGCGCTCACGACAAATTTCTGGAATAAAGAACTCAGGTTCGTCATCTACATATCGACGAGACACCTCATTACGAGCAAAACCAACCGTGTGGCGATACCACTCGCGTGCGAGAAAGATGGGCATCTTAATGCGCATCCGAATCTGCGGGTGAAAGAAGGGGCTCACGTGATTATGCTTTGCGAGATACTTAATGAGTCCAGCATCCTTGTCGTTAAACTCAAGCGACTCCTTTGCAAAAGAGACACGCGCAGCATTAACTACTGTGAGATCTGAGCCAAATGTCTCGAGGAGTTCAACATAGCCTGCATTTCCAACAGGAATCATGGTCGTCATTCTATCTGATGTAAAAAACTGTAAGTTTAGGTCATCAAATTTTTACTGAGGAACAACCACGTGGCTCACTGTTTTGATCTTTGTAGGCCATGGCTCGAATCCCATAAACATAGGATGAGGCTGGCTTTCTTCTGTATAAATAACTTTTGGTTTGGGAAATCCATTGAATTCAGTGGCTGTCACGCTGGTATAGGCTCCCATTTTAGGAAACCAGAGCCAGTCACCGACTTCAAGTTCTTCCATATCATCACTTTGTGCAATCATGTCTACACTATCACATGTCCGTCCAAATAAGACTCCAGGCATTCTCTTACGGTTTGATTTCCTTGCAGTAATTTCCCCTTCATTCTGAATGCGTAGCCATTTCGGAGTGGCCCTATCAAAGGGAATGCACGAGAACTGACCATAGAGACTCTCATCAATCGTATAGCGCCATCCATTTACTCCCGCCTTCTTTCCAATAACAGGCACAAAGAGATCTTGAAAATCACTTGCCATGAAACGACCAGGTTCTGCAATCCACTGAATTGGTATGGTGGATGGTACAGCCTTGATTGACTCTTGGATACACTTTGCTGCCTTATGAAAGGTCTCAGTTTCAAATCCGCCACCGAGGTCCACAATTTTAGGACCCTTTGAAGGTGCAAGGGAGAGAAGTGCTAATTGAATTGCCCTCGAGTATTGTGTCAAATCCTGGCATCCTGACCCAACATGAAAGGAGATACCTTTAATCTCTTGACCTAGGGATCGCGCAATCTTCTGAATTACAGGTATATCCTTGACTGCCGCTCCAAACTTCTTGGAGAAAGGCATCTTAGAGCCTTGATCATCCACTGCAATTCGAATCAGAGCACCTTGCTTCCAGTTTATGGCTGCAAGTTTCTGAACCTCTTCAACGGAATCAACAACAGTCGGACCTGATTGGAGACGCATTGCAGTCTCCAAATCTCTAGGAGGCTTGCACGGATTAGCAAATACAGTCGAGGCCGCAAAGGCACTTGGCGTGTCAAAGAGGGCCGCTGCCTTTTCAAGTTCCATGCCACTAGCACAATCGAAGCCCACGCCAGCCTCTTTGAGCCATTTCATGAGCATTGGATCAGGGTTACATTTCACGGCGTAGAAGGGACGAACCTGCGGAAGATGAGTGGACCACGCCGTAATATTTGCATTAAGACGGGGCTTCGATGCGACATAGAATGCGTCACCGGCTGAGCCGAAACGAGAAACGAGTTGCCGTAATTTCTCCAGTGTTGTGATGTAATAAGGTATTATATTATTCAGCGCTTAAGCCACGCGTACGAAGTACGAGTAGGATGAAAACTCTTTACTTGGAACTGAATGCTGGACTCGGTAATCGAATCCGTGCAATGATATCAGGAATCTGTTGGGCAGAGAAGCTCTGCCGGAGACTCGTGATTTGGTGGCCTGTTAAACCTGAATGCGCGGCGGGATTTTCAATTTTATTTGACGGCTCGCGGCTACCTGACTGGATTGAAATCAGAGATACTATGTCATCTGAAGTTCCTACTCAGGTACTAAGTCCAGAAGATGCACGCACTTTTTTTGAAGGGAAGGAGAATCCAGACGCACTGTATATTAAGTCTCATGGCTGTTTCTGGTCTCGTACAGATAGAGTCTCAAACATCAAATGGCTAGGCTATTTGCGAGCATTACAGCCAAGTGCTGCTGTAGAGGGTGTCTATTCACAATGGAAATCACAGGGTCTTTTATGTAACAATGTGATTCACATTCGTGGTACGGATAATGAAAAGGCGCGGCGTCTTTCACCGCTCTGGATATTTAAGAGTGCAATTACAGAAGAGGGGGATGGAGATTTTACACTAATATCCGATGATACAATGCTGCTCCTTGAACTCTATGAGTGTTTTGGTGAAAGGATGCGTATTCCTGAGCGTATTCGCCAACGCCATACAGAAGCAGGAATGATTGAGGCAACTGCATCCTTTTTTGTCTTGGCGCGGGCATTCAAAGTGCTCGGCAGTGCAAACTCGAGTTTTTCGGAGATTGCACGTGACTACGGAAGTTGTCTTTTGAAGATTGTTCATTAAGTCTCAACAACTGTCATCTCTATTAAAAAACTCACAGCACGATTATTAACATTCAGAAGATTTTCAAATTCATCTTCAAGACGAATATTAAAGACATTTACTCTTGGGATAATGTTACCGTGAGCAATAATTGAGTCATAGGTATCCTTATTAAGGGCTTTTGTAAAATAGGAGACAGAATCTTGGTCGGTACAGTAGAGAATTGCTGTCGGATTTGGCCTACCTCCACCAAGAAAGATTCCACGGAAATCAATAGTTGTTCCGTAATTCATGTAGACATAGATGCGTTGTATCGGATTTACATTTACAGCATAGGGTGCAGTTAATGTATGTGTTGTAGGGTCTGCATAGGTAGATCCATTTAAATCAAAACCAAGCATATAGGCTGGATTCTTCTTTGCAGAGAGACCTGGATTAAATGTATTACGATAACTATCATTTGCACCAGGACCAAATAAAAATCCAAAGTTATTGGTTCCGTTTGATTTGACCGATAAGAGTTGTGTAACTCGGTCAACATTGACTGTATATGTATTTACTCCATCTGCTGCAGTGAGAAGTGGTGCAAGAACTTGACTGATATAGAGCGGTGTATAGAGCCCAGGAGGAAAGGTCACTGTTTTTACGGCAGTACCGGTATCAAAAGAAAATGAATTGTAGGGTACATCAATCGTATAGATGGGTACAGGAACGGTTCCGCCAACAATGGTCATCGACTTAATACCTTGAATCGGAAAGGGTGCAACCCATTGAAACTCTGCCGGATTCGGATATTTTTCAAAGTCACGGTCATTGCTGTTAATTTCAACACGAATCACACGTTCACTGCGGGCAGGAACCTTAATATTTGCAGCACCCGAACCACGTGTAAGAAGAGCCGTTGGATCAAGTGCTGTTACATTTTTACCATTCACAAGGGGTCCAATTTGATAGTTGGGCTTGGGGTTTATATTCATCCTGCTTCTACTCCTTTTTTGCGGAAGGCTTTGGGCCCGCTTGCGCAGCTAGTGACACCGCTTGTGCGGCTGCCCACGCCTTAAACCCATGGGTTTTCTCAATGAAATAGGAGGAGCCAAGCATCTTCTGTGCGAGAATTTGTAGATTGCGCTGCTCCTGTGTAAGAGAGGCGAGAAACTGCTTGCCTTCGGGGCTTATCGGATGCTCTGGATGAGTGTATTGCATTTTATAGTTTTATTCTATTGTGAGGGTGATATCAAATTTATAGGTTGTAAATAGAATGAGTGCAGATGAGATGCTCATGGCCATAAAAGAAAAAGGTAGGGCGCTAGCGGACTTCAAAAAGGGTGATACAATTCATGTAAGCAATAAAATGGTGAAGGGATATTCATATGTTCTGAATGAGGATCCTGGAACTGAACTGGCCTTCAAGCCCTATGCAACACCTGGAGAGATGTTGGCGGCAGGTGTCTTTGAAGGAAAATATCTGAATGACTGTATTGGTGAATTTCCTTCCGAATGGTACGCAGGTGCGATTGCACTCGATAAACTTCGTCCCGAAGGTGCAGATATTTCGGTCAATGCCTTTGGTGTAGGGTCACGACAGCCTTTGAAGGCTTGGCGTAAAGCAGGTTGGGTGCCTGGTGGTGGAAAAGATAAACGCTTTGGAACCCTGTCAAGCCACGCAAAAAATCCGGATGAACGCGGATGGTTTCAATGGTATTGTCGCTACTGGATGGGCAGGCGACTTCCCGAACTTGATGAAATTCAAATCAAGCGCTGGAAGGCGTTCACTCGGCATGCTGGCCAAATTCGGGCAAATTGTACACCTGGAGATTTGACCTGTAGGCCTGTACAGCGCCAGGCACTTTTACAGTGGGCGCATAATCCATTTATTTAGCCAGGTTAAACCAATTTTCCATTATCCTGTAGATGAGTGGGCTCAAGTTCCATGTTCTCTGTAAAACAAAACATACAGTCTGGGATCCAGATGAATCACCTTTGCCTGCGCAACTCACCTTTGTAAAGACTCATACTGAAGCGAATGTGCTTGTTTCAAATAATGAATTTACATTGAAACAGGCACTTGAAGACAGAATTCAGAATCGTCGTCCTATGCCAAAAGCGTGTATTCTCTGGACAATGGAGCCGTATTTTTCAACGCATACAAGCAAGAAACTCAATCTATACGGCATCCCTATGCATATTTTTAATCTCTGGAATCAAAATGCTATTTTTAACAATGGAATCTTTCTCTTTCAGCAACATCCTAAACTACCACTCAAGCCACTCCATCGTGAAGTGTATCGCTGTAAGGATAATCTTATCAAAATGGTTGCGCTCATGAGTTATCCCAAAACATACGCTAAAGATACTGACGCGCGAGCAACTTTTGCGATGAACTGTAGAGATTACTGCGATATTTACGGAAAGGGATGGCCTGGCACTATCTCAAAAGGATCTCACTCCGATTGGCAGGGGACCAAACCTGGTATTTTAACTAAATATGACTACAATCTTGCTCTTGAGAATTGTATACAACCGTATTATATCAGTGAAAAACTCTGGGACCCAATTTTTACAAATACGCTACCCATCTATCGTGACAACCGCACAGTCTATCATACATTTCCTCGTGAATCCTTTATTGATCTAGAGGACTATACTACACCTGAAAAACTGCGTCAGAAGATCTATTCAATGTCACTTGATGAATATAATGCACGGACCGAAGCATGCTGGGATTCAATGGCCCAAGCATGGCGCGTGAATCAGGAGGCAACTGAATCATTTTGGACACCCTCTTCTCAGGAGGTGATGAAGGTGGTTGATACCTTATCGTAAAATTTGAGGCATTATTATGGCTGTACTATATATAAGAAATATGCATTATCGTCTAGAACTTCTTGTAGAACCTTGGGCATCAAAGTACTACAAGGCGGATAACAATCGTAGTAATGAAAATGCTGGATATGATCTCTACTGCGAAGCCACGCAAATAGCCCCGTATAGCCACTCAGTTGTCTTTCTAAATCAGGGCGTCCGAGCACGGATGCTGCGTATTGTAAACGCAGAGCCGTCTACGCCGCATGCGTCAACTCATTATACACACGGACTTCAACAAGAGGAGGAGGTTCACTATCGTCTTGTACCACGCTCAAGCATCTGTAAGACAAATCTCTTCATGGCAAACTCTGAAGGAATTATCGATAAGTCGTACCGTGGTCCCATTAAGGCTCCTGTAAAGAATTTTATGATACAGTCACCGACGACTGTAGATGAGGGTACGCGTCTCTTTCAGATTGTTGCACCCGATCTTGGTTGGATTAAGGAAGTCGTCCTTGTTGATAGCCTACCTGAAACGGCACGTGGTGAGGGTGGCTTTGGCTCAACGGGAAAATAAAAGAACCCAGTAGAAAAATGATGGTGCGTTTAGTTTCCATTTTTTCTTTAGTCGCCGCTGCCACCGCATCGAGTTGTACTTCATTCGCTTCAGTTGTTCAGGGGAATACAAATTCTCCTCCTGCAGGACTCGGTATTCCTGATTGTGCGTATATTACCGCCAACTCTGCGGCAATCTGTAATACAATGGCCGCATGGGATATTGCAAATTCTGACACATGCTACCTCAAAGGACCCGGCTATGGATGCACGATTAATGCTGGTCAGTTTTCAACAACGGTCGCAATCTATTGCCAACTTGGCCCGGCTGCACCTGTAGGCACGGCAACCGCAAGTGCATCTGGAAGTGCAACAGCGAGTGCGTCGGCTACTGCAACTGCAAGTGCAACTGCTTTAGCAAGTTCATCTGCAAGTGCTTCAGTGAGTCCCTCGGCAGTTGCTTCAGTAACTCCATCTGCAAGTGCTTCAGCAAGTCCCTCGGCAGTTGCTTCACTAAGTCCATCTGCAAGTGCTTCAGTGAGTCCATCGGCACGCCCTACAGCAAGTGCATCTACAACTGAGACGAGTACATTGACGGCTACACCCACACCATCACCAACTAGTTCTATTACACCTTCTAGGTCAATTACTCCTACACCTTCTTTTACTAGTTTACCGTCTGCGAATGTAACAATTATCTATGAGAATGCTGCAATGTCAAAAGGTGTAATTGCAGCCATCGCATTTTCATCAATCTTTGGAATACTTATTGTGATTGTATGCTGTGGAGCGCTTAGATTTATGATAATCAGATCACCTCCTGCTGCTCAGGCTGTAGCTGAGCGTAGAGTCTCTGCTGTTGCTGAGCGCCGACCCTCAACCATCGTCCTTGCTGAGCGTAGAGCCTCTGCTGTTCAGCGCAGTGCATCAGTTGTTGCTGTTGTTCAGCGTAGAGACTCTAAAGCATCGGAGCCGCGTAGAAATTCAATTGTTGCGTCTGCAGCCGAGCGCCGTAAATCAGCCCTTGAACTTCGCGTCGTTGAAGTTCAGATTGAGAAGAAGGACCTCACATAAAATAATAATGTAAAGAGAACGCCTCCCCAAAATGTATCTGCCAGTGCGAACAGTGGCTGATATTTTTTCAGCGTAGCGAGATTTGTAAAATCATAGACTGCATATGTGGCTGCACCGAGTCCAAAGGACTCCGCTGGGCTTGTAGGAATAGTCGCAAGGAATCCGAGAGCCAGATAGACAACTATGGCAGGAACAGGATTGAGCACTAAGGCCGAGCCCTGAATATCACGAATCATATCACCAGACCACTTGGAACTTATAGTCAACCACGGTAAGTCAAGTAGAAGGCCTGCGACCGCCAGAATAAGAACCGTAGTTAGTGTTGCGCGTTCAAATAGCATTGAATGACTCTTCTGTTTTAGTAAGGAAAATGTCTGTCCATCTGGAGGCATTTGAATGGACCACTGAACCAAAACGGCTTTTTATAGCGGGTGGCCTTGCCGAGGCGATTCAGGTTTTTCTCCGCGTGCAGCAAGAACTTCTCTTTCGCGGTCGACGCTGTCTCGTCCTTACGGAAGACTTGAAATCGGGACAACGGTTGCGATTGTTTCAGGAGAACTGGGATTTTGTTATCCGAATCCGAGGCAATGTTGATTATTCTCTGTTTGCCTCTTATTTACAGAATGCTGGCAAACCTATTTCAGTACTCTGGATCGGCTCAGAGATACCCAATGTCCTTTTGAAGAAGTTTGAATTAGTTCACTGGGTCTGTATGGCTGGAATGCTACCGAGCATCCGTGATATCTATTATACTTTTTTGAGTCCTGTACTCGCTCCGCTAAAATATAAGGAGTGGTTTGCTGCGCAGGCTACACTACAGGGCATGGCTGTACTCGATAGTTTAGAAGACTTTAGAGAGAAGAAAGCAGGTCTAGTAGTCTGTCCGAATCGGTCCGTTAAATGGTACGATGCGGCTGGGCTTGAAGTACGTGGTACTGAAATTGGTGTTGAAGATGTATGTGAAGTACTCAAATGGTGCACTTCGCAACTTGAAGGTTCAGAAGATTAGCAGGCAGCGTCCTTGGCACCCTCATCCTTGCACTTCTTGTCTACGCACTTCTTGCATCCCTCAAAGCCCTCGTAGGCCATTGAGTAACGGAAGACCATCTTGTGAGCAAAGTGGTAGACTAGGACAAAGATCAGGCCGTGCACAATGGCGACTGTAAGCTTGGAGCCTGCAGGAGGAAGACGAGTCACTACACCAGGCGTGAGGAGAACGAACAGAACTAGTGTAAAGAGCATTACAGTCAGATTCATTGTATTCTATACTTAACTGAAACATTTAGTTCAGTATAGAGACTTAATACGCAAATTTATTTACTTCTGCTTACGGAAAAGCTTGAACTCGCTTATGCTCCTTAGCTTTTTTATTGCTTCTTGAAAAGCTTGAACGTGCCCTTCTTGGCAACATAGCCTAACTTACGCAGTTTGCGGATCGCCTTGAGCCCCGCGGCGTGCTTGCGGCGGCTCACAATCTTGCCCTTGTGGCGCATGAGGTCCTTCTTGGTCAGGCCGCCGGACGTGTGGCGGGCCGTGCCGTGCCACACCTGGGCCTTGGAGCCTGTGGTCATCTTCGCACCACCCTCCATGCGATTACGGTTCTTGCGGGTACGGCGACCACCAGCGAGTATTGCCTTCGGAACTTCCATTCTATATTTAAAGACTAGATAAAAAACTACGCGGTGGCTTCTACGCATGGCTCTTCTTATCGGCCTCAGAGAGTTCACCCCACATCTTGCCAATCTTCTTGCCAAGTTCAGGAATCTTCATGCCAGGATTCTCCTTCATCAGTTGAGGGCGCACCTTATTTGCAAACTTCATGTATCCACTTAGTTTGCGCTTTCCACCCTCCATCTTACGCGTCTTATTGGCCCCCTTGCGGTTACGCTTGCCACCCTCAACAAAACTCATATTACCTTCAGCCTTCATGATGGCATTATTGACAGCACCCTCTGCGCCACATGTTACTGTAAGCGTATCTCCAGGCTGAAGCGTGATTTCCTTATTAACCATTTCTACTAAGGCCCTATATTTCTGCGAAGCAGAAGGCTAATCGGGTCTATGCAAGATTACATTTGGAGTCGGGGCGTCTGTCCCTTGCGAATCTGGGAAATTAAACTAGCAATCTCCTTCGGGTCATAGACACCTGCAAAATGCACCAGAAAATCACCCTGTTCCCAAAGTGGCTGTCCTTCAACTCCTCGGAGAAACGCATTAAATTTCTTATGTTGCCCCGTAATCTGTGTTTTTGCAAAATCATCTTCATTTTCATCAAGAACCTTAATCATCGCCGCATTCTCCCACCAAACGTGATACAGATAATCGGTTTTCTGCCATACCTTCTCCCAAAAGGCGCGCATCCATGCTGTGTTTCGGAAGAGAATATTACCTGAATTAATATGACCGCATGCATCTAGTGTCATGAGTAGGTCCTTATCATTCGGAAGGAGCGGTACCATACAGTCCTCAAGGCGAATGCTCAGATTTGTAATAAATACATCTGCATCAGACAACCAGATAAGCGCCCCTTCAGGAAGACCCTTCATGACCGAAAGCACAAAAGGTATCTTTGACCACGGAATAGGCCGTTCACGATCCCAGAACTTCTCATCGCCCTGAATGTATGTATATCCCTGCTGCCTCGCATAGTCAACTTTTGATTGTAGGGCCTCTGCAAGACCTGTACGATAGTCTTCGCCAATAACAAGTGTTAGAATCGTTACACTCATTTGCTGATAAGTTTATTGCAATACCCTTAAAGTAGTAAGCAAGGTAAAAATTTGAAAATGCAAGCCCACTCAAATTATAGCACAACTACACGATGTCCAAAGAGCGTTTCGAATATTTCAAGAATAAGGATGGTGATTATGTCTGTAAATTCTGTGATAAGACAACTGCAAAGCAGAGTACAATGCATATGCATTATAAGGCCAAGCATTCGGGTGAACTTCCCTTTGTCTGTGATGTATGCGACAGGCGATTCTCGCAGAAGCAGATTCTAGATCTACATACACGCGCACGTCATGTAGATAATGACCAAATTGAAAAGTATCAGTGTCCCTGCTGTGACTTTGAGTCCCAGAGTTTTGCAAATCGTATCATTCACTTTACCAGGAAGCATTGTCGTGATTATTTAGATGATATGAAGGACGGAACAGGTAATGAAATTACATGTACCGAGTGTCAGAAGACTTTCAAAAGCAGTACTGCGTTTTACTATCATGCTGGAAAGTGCCTTGATAGTATCCAGGGCATTACAATTCCTCATCTAGATGAAGTACTCACTGTAGGTTAATCATCCCTCAGATTGTTCATCTGTTGAACAAGGCTGTAGAGGTGGTATCCACCTGCAGCAAAGGTGAGCATGAGTAGAAGTTCATAATATGGGGTCTCCGTATTTTTTCCTTTGAGACCAATCATAATCAGAAGCGGCCCAATTAGAACTGCGTGAATTAGATTTACATACATGAAGGGTGATGCATTCACGAAACGAACATACGCCTTATAGCCGTGGTAGAGTGTGAGTATAATACCGAGAACTAGAAGAGTCGTAAAGATTTCATTTGAAACAGCGGACCGTTGAAGGCCAACATAGAGAAAGAAAGGCACGACAAAAAAGATGTGGAAAAGCGATAAGATAATATGAGAGTTCATAGGATTCTAAGTAGAGCACGGCTATTTTCAAGTGCCCCTTCAATCCACGCCTGCTTCATGGAGAAACTTTCGCCACAGATGAAAAGATTTGGTAGGTCGTTAAATGGTTGAAGAGTCTCTTTACTCACTTTATAGGGGTCATAGAGACCGGGTGTCCAGTAGGTAGCACCTGATTTCCACGGATGTGATTTAACGACCGTAGGATACGGAATCTCTCTCGTTGGAAAAAGGCGCCGACACTCATCTGTAAGTATTTTTCCTAAGACCTGTTCTGCAATCGGTTTCATACCATTTGCAATATTTGTCCAGACAATTGAATCACCTGCATCCGTATAGGAGATCATCACAATACCTTTGTCAGGCCGAATAGGAATAAAATACCGAAGTCGTGTTTCTGTGACAAACTTCGGAATATCTTCAAACCAGACGGTTCCATTTTTTCCTGGAGGAAAGACTGCATAGATGCGATGAAGTGGTTCCATCTTTACACAAGTGAGTGCGGGAAGTGGTTTGAAGATTGGAATTTTTCTGAGTGCATCGGCATGAAGAGCGCAGATTACATTTTTTGCCTGGACAGTAATAATCTTTCGAGAGTCATGTAGGCTTGGACTTCCAGTGCTAAACCAAAGTGTCAGAGTATCGTCAAGTTCAGGGGCGAGATTTTCCAATGTATAATGTGTATGAAGGCGAACACCCATTGATTTGCACTCGTTTGCTAAGGCACCAGTTAGACTGTCGAGTCCCTCCTTACAAATAGAGAACTTCTGATTGGCTCCCATTTCAGTAATGAAACTGTCAAGTGCAAGATCAGCACGTAATGTAAAGAGTTCTGCACGATACGGAAATGGATCCGTAAAGGTCTTGGCCTTTGCAGATCCAAAGATACCTTCGAGAATTTCATAGAGTGTATGTGTTCCGAGAATTTCTTGAGGAAGCATTTGTACTTGGGGCAACCATGTACGAAGACTGTCTTCAAATGGATTGGGTACTACTTCTGAACCATAGGTTTTTACCCATGCTGATTCATCTGAGATAGGCAGTTCATGAAGATTGTATTCTCGTATAAGGTCGCGTGTTAGTATGTGGCTTGAATGAATACGACCTGCACCCTCCTCCCATTGCAGGTTCTTGTTGTGAAATGTTAAGATTCGACCCCCAAGAACTCTGTATTTTTCAAACACGGAGATCTTTGCATGTGTATGGCGCTTGGCCAGTTCGCGGGCTACATAGAGACCCGCAATACCGCCCCCCACAATGGCATAGTCGAGCATTGCCATTTACTTAATAAAGATAGAGTTAATCCAACTCATCACTTTTCCTGTATCAGCACTGGTAACCTTATCCAGAAATTCAGTGTCCTGGATTGCAATAAACGTCGGAATCTTTGACACTTGGCAGTAACCAGGTGTATACTTATTCTGGTCAATATCACACTTGAAGAAGGTGACCATAGGAAATGTGTCGGTAATCTTCTTGAGGTCAAGATCACGGCAGTATCCACACCACTCTGCTGTAAAATAGACGACCACGTACTTCGGCATTACCTTAATCCGCTCATCCTTTCCACGAGCAATGAGGGCCTCGAAATACTTATGATCCGGGAGGGGTGTCATTGTGTACGTCGGGTGGGACATCGTTGGTATTTTCTTCCTTTGAGGTTTTATTTGATGGTGTAAATCGCGCCCACGTGAGCGTGAGGGCACCCGCTAGAACAATAAGTGCCGTCCCAAAGAATACATAGGAACTCAGGTTTCCAGCGGCTTCTAAAGCACCAACGGCGCCTGTGGCACCGCCCTTTTGCGTCGCAGCAGCTCGTAGAGCAGCAGGGTCAGTAAATGCCGAAATAGAATCGGCTGCGCTTAGAAGTTGCGGAGCCTTTTCAGCGAGTGCAACTGTACTCTTTACAGCCGCCACAGCCGGTGGAATTGTTTTCTGCACGGAATCAATCACTGGCGGAATCACCTTTTCAACGGCACACTTTGTATCGACAACAAGACCAAGGGCGGCCTGAATTGGTCCTAAAAAGGGAGCGAAAGGACCCGTTACAATGCTGAAGAGACTCTGGTCAGATTTCATCTTTTCTAAGGCACTTGGGGTCATTACGTTTCCTGCTGCGCCTGTTGAGTTCATGTAGATTGTTGCAGGGAAGAAGCGCGGTGTTCCATCAAGAAAGAGAGACTTTGTATCATATAATAGATACAGTCCACAATAGGTTGTCCATAAGAGTGAAAAGACAGTGAGAATACCACTCAGTGTGAAAAGAAGCATAGCGAGCCCTCCCATAAAATCACCTGCTGCAAAATGACTGAGACCAAAAGGGAGACTCAAAAATCCGACATAGAGGAGAAAGAATATAGGGCTCGGTGCAGTATCTGGTGCTGCGGGTCCAGTTCCGTGAAAAATACCTGCGCCAAGGCCAGTCGGTCCAAAAAAGGGCATCGAGAGGCCGTATTTCTTCACAGAATCCCATTCAGCAAACGTCTGAACTATATCATAGATCCACCAGAAACCGAAGGCAAATAGATTGACGAACACTTTCAACGCGGCCGTTCGCGGTGAACGTAGAAGAATATGGTCAAGTGCAAAAAAACCACCTACAATTGTAATGAATGTAAAGAGAGTCGGTGAGATTTGTGACCCTCCCCATGACTTTGCGGATGTATGGTCGAATGAACCTAGGAAAGACATCCCTACTAATCTGTATCCGTCTTTGTGCTTGGCAAACAATCCGTAGGCACTTCAAATCCCTTGGCTCGGAGGTGAGTCAAGAAATCAGATGGAAAACAATCGGCCTTGAAGAAATCACATGGCATCTGTGTGGGGTCGGGTAGACGAATAGAAGCAGGACCCGATGTCATTCGGAATCCAAACTCGCTGAAATTTGTCAAGACAAAGGTTCCGTTCGACTGCGGATAGAGTTCAAAGTTGCGTAGAGCAAAGCCATGTTTCCAAAAGAGGAGCCAGAGATCCTCAAATTCATCATACATGGTGTCAGGTTCAGTCCACTCAAAATCCCTTTCAAACGATTCACTCGCCCTTGGAATCCACCACCGTTCAAATGCATAGTCTTGAATCAGTTTACGCCCAATACGTCGCACACGTTGCTGTGTAATTGAATCATGTTCCATTGTCTGATATCATTCGATGATAACAGATAGTAGTTTCAATTTTATGAATACCTTAAATTGTAAAGAGTACACCACCGAATCCATCCACTACACGCAGAACATTATGATTCGTTGCATAGACGCGAACTGCACAGTTACCCAATGCAGGGACGGTTGTTTGATTTGTCATAATTTGCAGTACAATGCTGTCAATGCGGCTCGCATTCATTGAGCCACTCGGTTGAAGTTCTTCAGGGCGAAGTGCAAGACTATAACAGTAGATATAATCATCGGATGGAATGGTTGTATGGCGTTGCCACGGTTGAACAAGACGGAAATAGGTGGCATCACGAACTTGGAATCGGTCAAATCCATCAAGTTGTAAAACAGCATTGGCAAGAATGTCTGTACGAGTTCCTGTTTCAGTTACACTCAGACTGCTAAAGTTAAACCACTCCTTATTATCAATAACCATCTGGCGTTGGAGTACCCAGATAAACTCACGAACAGGATGGTTGAATTCAATGGGTACAGGAATGGACTGTGAACTCGGAGGAATCGCAATTTTTGATGTATATTGAACCTGTTCAATTAGATATTCATGTGCTGTACTGACAAAACGTCTACGCTCATCCACATCAAGATAGACAAAATCACCCCACATTGTACAGTCAGTTATATGTGCAGCCTTTACAGTAATATCTGTGCAGTCTTGAATAACATTCGGTGTCCAGAAGCATTGCTGTAGGGGTCTAAACGTAATATTAATCCGGACAGGGTGATATTGTAGGGCAAGGAGTGGAAGATAGAGACCGGGATTCTTACAGAACCAGAATTGAAGCGGTACATAGAGTTTGAGTGGTCCAACCAGTGTAGGTTGAGAGTATCCGTCGACTTTACCAATCATATCATAAAAACCAAACTTCTGTGACTCAGTTGTTGTAAGATTTGACCAGATCTCCATCCATTCTCCAGTCTGACGGTCAATCTCCTGCTCACCAATAGTGAGTGTAATCTCTTGAATAAGTGCATGACCAATGGAATTTACATAGGCGACGGCCTCATCCGTAGTGGAGAGATAGAGTGTGGGGAGTGTAATCTCTAAAATACAGGGACCGAGTAAATCTCCACTCCGAGGAACGAGCCAACTGATTTTTTTTCCAAAATCAGGTTCATTGTCTGAATACATTTCGACGGCTTCAACTGCAAAATTCGTGTGACGACGATAGACAAACTTAAACCATGTAATCTGTGGGTTTCCCGTCAAGAAAACATCTTGTTTTCCAACTGCGACGAGTTGTAATAGACCACCGTTGCCAGTCATCTCGCGGCGCTTCTGAATGATGGAGTGATTCTTAGTAGAAGGTAGTAGCGCGATGGATCCTCGCATGAATTCAAGAAGAGGTTATGACATGGATTTGACGGTCCTCCGGTCACTTTTTGCACTTGATCCCAACACAAATATTCCAATCAGCACAAACTGGCTCATGACGGCAGATGGAATTGGTGGTGTTCAATGGAAAGGTTTGGCATCCTATATGAGTACCGTAAGCATTTCAAATATTAGCATGTTTGATACGACACTTACTAATAATCCTTATCGCCACAATATTACAATAACAAATGGTGGATTGTTTGTTGATGGTGCTCCTGTCACTGGCTCGGGTCTTAACATTGTTCAACTTGCAAGTAGTCTACAAGGCCTTGGTACATTTGGCTATGTTAGCACATTAAGTCTTTATAGTACTGTAAGAGGACTTGGTACAGCCGGCTATGTGAGTTCTGCTACACTGAATGCAACAATTGCCGCCCTTGGTACAACAGGCTATGTAAGTACTACAAGTCTTTATAGTACTGTAGCGGGGCTTGGTACAGCAGGTTATGTCAGTACTGCACAGTATAATAGTTTCTCTAATTTGATTTATAACAATATTTCATATATCTCATCGGGAAATCTCAATAGTACAACAACAAATCTCTTTGGATATATTCAAGATATAATTAATTCTCAAGGCAATGGATCCATTAGTAGTTTCACCGTGAATGGAACTGCAAATTTCTATTCAACTCTTTCAGTTGGTACTTTTTATTATATTAATGGAAACATTTCAACACTGAGTACAAGCATTGGAAATACCATTGTAAACTTAGGTTCAACCCCTGGGTATCTGAGTAGTTTGAACAGCCGATCATTAAGTACAGGTATGATTGGTTTATCAAGTATTAACTTTATCGATACAGTAACAGGTGTAAAACAACTTGTTGCTGTGACAAATGGTATCTTTAAAGTGAATGGAGCGTCAATTACAGGAGATGTAACTACAGGAAATCTGACATCAACCGTAATTGGACTCGGTACGGCTGGGTATCTCTCTACAGTAATTTTTACTGGTGTTGTCAGCACTGCAAATCTGGTGGGATTTATTAGTAGTGCAAATCTGGCTGGACTTGTCTCCACAGCAAATTTGGCTGGACTTGTAAGTACTGCAAATCTTAGTGACTTAGTAAGCAGTGCAAATCTGGCTGGACTTGTAAGTACACCGAATCTAGTGGATCTTGTAAGTTCGCCTAATTTAATTAAGTTTATCAGTACAGCCAACTTAGCGAATCTTATTAGTACAGCCAACTTGGCAAATCTATTGAGTACTCCAAACTTAATTGATCTCGTGAGTACAGCCAACTTGCGTGATTTTGTCAGTACATCCTATCTTGATTCACAGATCACAAGTAGTTTAAGGGGACTTGGCACACTTGGATATCTTTCAAGTTTCCAAGCGAGGGACTTCAGTACAGGACTTCTACAAGTATCTTCTATTCGATTTATGGATTCAACAACAACACCGCCTAATGCGGGTACATTTAGTCTACTCAATGTCAGTTCTGGACAATTGCTCTTTAATGGAGGCTATACAGGTTCAGGTGGAGGAGCGGGTGTTTCACAACTTGTTGCAGGCACAGGTATAACATTGAATCCACCCGTTGGTACAGGTGCAGTTACTGTTACAGTTAATAGTAGTTTACTTGATTCACCACTAACAAGTACGCTCAGTGGTCTTGGAACTGCTGGATATATCTCCTCCTCACAATTACAGAGTTCAGTAACTGCATTAAAACAGAGTTTTTTTGTTGTAAATGCCAATACACTCTATCTTCAAGGTTCTGGTAATTCGTTAACAGTTAGTAGTTTAGGAAATATTGTCTACCTAAGTTCCTTTCTTCAATCAACCGTGACTTATAAGGGTTCAAATGGAACTATAGCGCCTAAATGGACGGCAGGCACACAATCTATCTCTTTTACAACAGCAAATCTGCAATTAGATTCCTTTTCTACATTAATCACATCAAATGCAATAGTAAACATTGAAGTTCTCGGTAACTTTATGTTTAGTCCACTTGCACTTCCTCAAACTCCTGTGCCGATTTACATGTCAAGTTTTGTTCAGAGTGGTGTAACAGGTAATTCTAATTATCTGAGTAGTCAAATGTTCCAAACGATGTTCTTCCCTACGAATTATAATAGTGGAATTGCAGGTGGACTCTATGGCAATATAAGTAATTACTTTGCTCCAAAGATTAAAATGAGTATTCCTGGGTCTGTAGTACAGAGTTTTTATCCAAATGCGCCACTTGTCTTAGGACACTATCTTCCGAATGCCGTAACACTTACAACAACACAGGGATTTTTAAATTCAAATGCAACTGTTTTCTTTGGTTCAACAAACTCCGTTTTTATTTCAGTTCAAAATATGCCTTAGAGTAGGGAATGCATAAGCGCACATATGACACAGATGAAATAACACTTCGCAGAGTCTATGCGAGGACCTCGACAAATACGGCAGTGCCTGCAATGACTGTGTTAACAGCGGATGGTGCAGGTGGAACTTATTGGGCAATTCCTAGTACACTTGGTTATAATCCGAGTTTTAACCAAATTGCAACTGATGCTGGAACCTTTACGGCGACTTCACCCTATAATACATTTACGCTCAGTCAAGGTGGTGGTATTGGTTTTGTTCAAGGCGCTGGTACAAATCAGATGTATATCTATTCAAAGGGTTTTAATCAAATTAATACGGCCGGTGGAAATACTCTCTATGGTTTTTCAAATAATGTTACAACACCCAGTCTTACATTTGCAGGGGCAGGTGGAATAAGCCTTCAAGCAAATCCAGCTACAAATACCCTGACATTTACCGGTAATGGTATCCCTATTAGTACAACACTCAATTCATTTCAGAGTTTGAAGGTGTTTCCGAACCTCTCTACGCCTACTGGGCAGATATCTTCTCTTTCTGGATATAGTGTGTTAAGTGCAAATAATTACTCTTCCATTTTAACACTTGCAGGGACAGGTCAAATCAGTCTTACCTCTGATTATAATGCAAATGCAGTGTTTATTGGATTAAATGCAAGTACACTTGTTACATCAAATCTAACATCAATTATTGTAAGTACAACCAGTGTAACTACGTCTAGTTTTACACTTATTGATACATACAGTAAAGTACCAAAAAATCTCTATTCATATAACGGCAATTTATATCTAAATGGAATTGCTGTTTCAGGTGCGGCTGCTTCACTTGTCACATCAGTAAATGCTGGTTCTAATATTATTATGGGTCCAAGTGGTTCAGGAGGTGGAACACAAGGTGATGTGACAGTGAATGTCGATATGAGTTTCTTGGCAAGTACTGTTGCAGGCCTTGGAACGGCTGGATATATTAGTACAAGTGGTGGATCAATCAATGCAACCGGTTTAGTAAGTACGGCAAATCTAGTAAGTCTTGTAAGTACTGCAAATCTAGCGAGTATTGTGAGTACATCATATTTAACCACCCAACTTACTTCAAGTGTAATCGGCCTTGGAACAAGCGGCTATTTAAGTTCATTAAATAGTAGATCGCTGAGTACAGGGACGGTCTTTGCATCGTCAATCAGTTTTATTGATACATCTTTGAATACAAAACAATTACTCGCTGTGAATGGTGGTACATTACAACTGAATGGTGCAGCAATTACGGGTGGTGGTGGTGGCGCTCTTCCTGGAGGATTAGTCAGTACCAGTTATTTGGAAAACGCAATTCTTGTCAGCAGTATATTTAATCGTTCAGGTGTTCTAAACTTCTCTTCACTTTTTGTAAATAGTGTACCGATCATTTTTGACCAGTACGCAAATCTTGCTGTTTCATTTCAGATCTTATAAGTAGATGGGTGGTGGTGAAGGATCCTTTACAGGATTTGTAGGAGATTCATATAGTGTAACATTATTTGAAGGCACCGTTAATATTACATTTCAATATACAGACACTACATTTGATTTTACTGGTGGAGTAAGTTGTTTTATTAATGGCCTTATTGCAACTGTTTCTTCAAGTAGTGGAACGGGTGGAAATGGAACTGCTTCATTGAGTATACTCGGCGATAACGCAAAATTTTTTACACAAGGATATACACAAGTATATCAACTAAGTTATAATTTTATTCCATCAGATACTTTTACTTATAATTGGACACAGAGAATTGATGGAAATAATATAAACTTAGCAACAACTGGAAATGCATTTACAGCAGTAGATATTAGTTCTCAAAATAAATCAATTCTCTTACCCCCCGTTGCTTCAAAACCTGGATATATCTATCGTTTTAAAATTACAAATTATGCGTCTCCAAATCTATTACGTATTTCTCCATATTTTACTGGATTTGATAATACTACAGGGTTAAAAACTGGTGCAGCAAATTATGATAGTAGTATAGATGGAGCCCTATCAACAATTCGTCTAGAAGGGCAAAACTATTCAATTGCACTTGTATCCGATGGAACAAACTGGTCTATTATAACTTTATATGTGTCCTCTTTACTTACTCCTTCAAGAAGTAGTGTAAGTGGTTCATCTGCTACTGAAACTACTCCAACACAAATTTTATACTATAGATCTTCAAGTGTGGCGAATATTATTTTAGCCCCTATGGCTTATTCTTTTATCAAGTATGTGAGTATACTAAATCAGGCATCAAGTTCAGGAACCTTTAATATTTTTTTTCCATTAGGTAAAAAAGTGGATAATATTACAGCATCCGTTATACAAACTGTAAAAGTTCCATTAACAATACCTGCAAATAGTTTAGGGACAATCGTACTTACATATGCTAATAGTCAATACTATATATTAGGGTATTATATATTTGGAAATAGTGATAATATTACGAATAATACATCCGCTGTAAATGGAAATAGACTAACAAAAGGTATAAATTTTTCTAATACAAATTCAATAGGAACATTTGAAGTGATATCTGCTATTTCAAGTACAAATTATTCTATTATAAGTATTTTAAAATTAAATAATGATCCAGCATCGTTTTCTAGTATTACAATAAATCGACCAAGAGATCAAAGTTCTAGTTATTTTGCAATTACAAATTCAACAACTACAAAACAATTATCTATATCGCTAACAAATAAACGATATACATGTATGTGGTTGGCAACATATTATGACAGTACATATGGAACAATTATACTACCCGTACATTATTACTTGGCAACAAGTGCAGGTGGTGGAATTAGTCCATAATAAAAACTATGTTACTAAAAGGAGATGTCGTCGAGAAAAACATACGACACAGACATTATTACTCTGCGTCGTATATTTGCTGTAACACCAGGGACAAATGCCCCGATTCCGTCAGGAAATATTTTAGCCACAACTTCACATGGAGAGGCCGCCTATGTAAATCCGTATTCCATCCCTGGGATTTCACAATTGAGTACTGCTCTTTTATCACTTCCGAGCACGATTTCAACATCGATTGCAGATATAGGTGGTGTAAGTCAACTTCTTGCAGGAAGCGGAATTTCATTGAGTCCTACGAATGGTATTGGTGTTGTTACTATCAGTGCAACGGGTGGTGGAGGATCTGTAACCACTGCTAATTTAACGAGTACAGTGATTGGCCTCGGTACGGCTGGGTATATCTCATCTGCAATAGGGGTTGCTGCGATTCCTGGAGGATTAGTGAGCACTGCAAATCTGAGTCGTTTAGTAAGTAGTGCGAACTTGGGTGGTTTGGTGAGTTCTGCAAACTTGGCAGGTCATATTAGTACTGCGAATTTGGCTAGCTTGGTTAGTACCTCTTATTTTGCAAATCAACTTGCATCTACAGTAATTGGTCTTGGCACGGCTGGATATATTTCAACGGCTGTTGCAAATCTTCCAGGTGGTATTGTGAGTACTGCAAACCTAAGTGGTTTAGTTAGCACTTCGTATTTGGTCACTCAACTTGGCTCTACAGTAATAGGCCTTGGAACGGCTGGATATTTTTCAACAATCCCTAGATCACTGCAAACTCTTTCTATTAGTACAGGCAATGTATTTACATCAAGTGTTATCTTAATTGATACAACAATAGGATATGGCTATACTGGATTTGCAAATCAATTGATAGTTAGTTCAGGTAATCTTTTATTAAATAATAATTCTCTTTCGGGTGGTGGGGGGGGTGGAGGTGCCGTGACACAGATTGTAGGAGGTGCAAATATAACAATCTCTCCTCCAGGTGGAACAGGTGTTGTTACGATTAATGGTGCATCTGTACCTACTCTTGGAGGATTAGTAAGTACTGCAAATTTAGCCAGTTTTGTGAGTACTTCTTATTTGGCTACTCAACTCGCTTCCACAGTCATTGGCCTTGGAACGGCTGGATATCTATCAAGTGCTGTTGCAACACTTCCTGGAGGATTGGTCAGTACTGCAAATCTGGCTAATTTAGTCTCAACGGCTAATCTGGCTGGCTTAGTCTCGACGGCAAATCTGGTTGGTTTGGTCTCGACGGCAAATCTGGTTAGTTTAGTTAGCACTTCTTATTTTGCAAGTCAACTCGCATCTACAGTAATTGGCCTTGGAACGGCTGGATATATTTCAACTGCTGTTGCGACACTTCCTGGAGGATTGGTGAGTACTGCGAACTTGACTGGTTTAGTTAGTACTTCATATTTGGCTACTCAACTTGGCTCTACTGTGATTGGCCTTGGAACGATTGGATATCTATCAACAATTCCTAACTTTCTACAAACTCGTATCATTAGTACAGGTACAGTATTTACATCGAGTGTTATGTTGATTGATACAACGATAGGCTTTGGATATACAGGCTTTGCAAATCAACTAATTGTTAGTTCAGGTACTCTTTTATTGAATAATAATTCTCTATCAGGAGGCGGTGGAGGTGGTGGTGCTGTCACACAAATTCTTGGAGGTACAAATATAACGATTTCTCCTCCTGGCGGAACAGGTGTTGTTACAATTAATGGAGCAGCATTGCCTAGTTTAAGTGGATTTATAAGCACAGCAAATCTTGCCAATCACGTGAGTACAGCGAACTTGGCTGGTTTAGTAAGTACTTCCTATTTGGCTAGTCAACTAGCCTCTACTGTAATTGGCCTTGGAACAGCAGGATATATTTCAAGTGTTGCAAATGTTTCAATTGGAGGTGTTGTCAGTACTGCAAATCTGGCTGGATATATCTCAACTGCCAACTTAGCAAATCTTATAAGTACTAGTTACTTGGCAACACAAGTCGCCTCTACTGTAATTGGTCTTGGAACGGCTGGCTATATTTCAAGTATTCCTAGCCTTGGGGGTTTTGTAAGCACAGCGAATCTAGCCAACTTGGTCTCAACGGCCAATCTCGCCAATTTAGTGAGTACTACCTACTTGGCCACTCAAATTGGATCTACTGTAATTGGTCTAGGTACTTCTGGCTATATTTCAAGTATTCCTAGTTTATCAGGATTAGTTAGTACAGCCAATCTTGCTAAGTTAGTGTCAACGGCCAATCTTGTCAACTTAGTCTCAACTGCAAATCTAGCCAATTTAGTCTCAACTGCCAATCTAGCCAACTTGGTCTCAACTGCCAATCTAGCCAACTTGGTCTCAAGTGCCAATCTAGCCAACTTGGTCTCAACTGCCAATCTAGCCAACTTGGTCTCAACTGCCAATCTTGCTGACCTTACAAGTACAGCCAATTTAGTAAATCTTATCTCAACGGCTAATCTTGCAAATATTGTAAGCACTAGTTATCTCCTTAATGGCATGGAATTTAGTAGTTTATCAAATGAAACAGGTCGTCTAAATTTCTCCTCCATTTTTGTAAATAATACACCCATTCTTTTTGACCAGTACGGAAATCTCTCCCTCTCCTTTCAAACATTGTAAACCTACACTAGATGGGTGCGGTACAATCTGTTACTTTTACATCATACGCAGTAGTTTCAGGAACTATAACACTTACTGCGGATGTAGTTGTAACATCTGGTCAGACTGCAGATGCTTCACTATTTACATATATATTATATGCTGGTGGAACTACATATAGTCCTGCGCCACCAACTACTCAAAATCCCGCATCTGGTAATTATACAAGTAACTTTACACTTACACTTACATTTTCGGAACTTATGTATCCTAATTTATATATTAATGGTCAAGGCAATACTTATCAAGTTGAATATCCTGCTGGAAACTTTGTGGGTTCAGCAGCATACACCTATTATAGTGGTGTTCAAAGTTTTGAATTTACATCTTTTTTTGTTTCACTTTATCAATTAGATAATACTATTATAAGGGCGGATTTTACGTATGATTATTCAGGCTTTGAGCCTTTAACTCCTAATTTTACATATTATCTTAATGGAACTCTTCTAGACTCTAAATACTTAACCTGGACTTTTTCTCAAAGTGGAGGTGCTGGCTCTGGTTTTGCAGATTTTAGTAGAGTAGAAGCAGATAATTTGCTTTTTTTTCTTCAAGCAACTGAATCTACTCATAAAATTAGATATACTCTAGAGACAACACCTATTGAGACATCAATTATAACAAAGGTTATGACAATTGGCGACTCAAATAATATTTTTCTAACAAAACCTGTTAATGTTATTACAATCAATAATTATAAAAGCATTATACTTCCTCCTGTTGGAACGTGTAAGGGGTCTTTATTTCATTTTAAAATACTTACTGTAACATCACCTTGCACATTTCGCATAATCCCATATTTATTTGTAACTCCTTCTATTCCCCCTTTAGTTACAAAACTAAATACAACTTCACTTACATTTGATAGTGTAATTGAAGGCACCGCAGGTGCGTTAACACTGAGTTCAACTCGAAATACAGTTACACTTGTTTCAGATGGGACAAACTGGTGGATTCTTAATAGATATCTTGGAACTCTAACACCAAGTTCCGCAGCCCTTCTACCAAATCCAGCGGCTACTGAATCTACTGAAACAACCTCATTTCAATATAATTATATAAATGATATGAGTAGTCTTGCTGATATCATAATTCATTCTATGTCATATTCTTATTTAAAATATATATTTATAACAAATAGTTCTGGGGGATCTGTAACATTTAGTATCTATTTTCCATCTGGCTCAGGTTTAGAAACTTTATCGACAAATGATGGAAATGTTTATAAATATTTTTCATTTCCCTTACCAAGTGGAGCAGTTGGTGGAGTAATACTTACATATTCTAATAGTAGATATTATATTATTGGAACTTCAATTAATGCCTCTATCACATCAATTAGTCCATCAATGGAGACTCCATTAACGATTTCAAGTTCAATCAGTCGTTTAACAACGGGTACTTATTTTCAGTTGCCTTATGTATCAAATATAACATCTTCAAATGCTGTTTTAACAATTTTAAAAGCAGGAACTGGAACTAAACAAATTAAAGCAGGTGCGAATGTTGCTTTTCAAATAGCCCAGCAAACAAATAGTGCATTTTCACTTCCCACAAATTCTACTGTATGGTTTATCGTAATTAAAAATGGAAATAATCAATATTATTTACCTATATCATATTATTCTGGTTCATGAGTTTGTTTTCTTATAAATTCTATTCTATTCCTCTCTTCTAGGTAGGGGGTGGCAATATGAGCCAACACAAAACATATGACACAGATATTATAACTTTGCGACGTATATTTGCTGCGTCGCCTGGTTCTAATGTGCCTGTACAACCAAATTTAGTTTTAACAACAGGTCAATACGGCGAAGCAGCATTTATTGATCCACTTAACATCTCTTCCATATATGAACTTAGTTCGTTTGTAAGTATACTTCCGACAGCAATTTCATCTCTTTCAAGTGTAATTGGCCAAGGTGGTGGGGGTGGCGGTGGTGGTGGTGGCAATACTTATAATATAAGTAGCGTATCAACAGTCTATGTCTATGGCACTGCAAATATTTCATCGGCAATCAATGTATATTTAAATCCAACAGGTCTCTCTACGCAAAGTATTAGTGCTGGAAATGTTTTTCTTTCAAGTCTTAATTTTATTGACTCAAGCACACATGGAATTGGGTTTCTTACAGTCAGTTCAGGAACTCTTTATCTGAATGGCTCGACAATTCAAGGAACAAATCAAGGCACAATTACACAGGCTAACATTACCTCAACTGTGATTGGGCTTGGTACAGCAGGATATCTTTCAAGTGTCAGACTTTCAGGTTTAGTTAGTAGTGCGAATCTTGCAGGACTTGTAAGTACATCCTATCTTGCTAGGCAACTTGGCTCAACTGTTGTAGGTTTAGGTACTGCAGGATATTTATCAAGTATTCCCAGCCTTGGGGGATTTATATCGACGGCGAATCTGAGTGGACTTATATCGAGTGCAAATCTCGGTGGACTTGTATCTACTGCAAATCTGAATGGACTTGTCAGTACAAATTATCTAGCAGGACAGATTGGTTCAACAGTTGTAGGCTTAGGTACAGCAGGCTATGTAAGTACATCACAACTTCTGAGTACATCGTACGGACTCTATCAAGAAATTCAGAATTCGCCTGGCTCAGCAGTAACACCTGCCGTTCTTACATCGACTGTAATTGGATTGGGTACAACTGGTTATGTAAGTACATCACAACTTCTCAGTACATCCTATGGGCTCTACCAACAAATTCAAAGTGGACCAGGAGGTGTAACACCTGCAAATCTCACTTCAACTGTTATTGGATTAGGTACAGTAGGGTATCTATCAAGTGGCGCAGGCATTGTAAGTACATCCTACTTTACTACACAACTTACATCAACAGTAATTGGCTTAGGAACTGCAGGATATCTATCAACGACTTTATCGACAAATCGGTATAATCTATTATTTACTAATACACTCTCTGCTGGCCAAGTCTTTGCATCATCAATAATCGCAAAAACAGTGAGTTCAGTTACGATTGAGGCGGCGGTGATTGGTGTTCCAGGAAATACAGTATTTTATGGTGATGGAAACTATTTGCAAAATCTGGCAGCAGCGAATATTACTGGAACATTACCCTACACAGTGTATGGAAGCCAGACAATTCCACTTGGATCCATTAATCCAGTTGGAAATCTAACCATTACAGGAGATCTTAATGCGGCAAATCTGAAAAATCTTGTTAGTACATCATATCTTGATAGTCAACTTACATCAACGGTTATTGGTCTTGGTACGGCTGGTTATCTTTCAAGTGCCACGGGAACAGCGGTACTTCCTGGAGGATTGGTGAGCACGGCTAACTTAGCAGGCTTGGTGAGCACGGCTAACTTAACAGGCTTGGTGAGCACGGCTAACTTAGCAGGCTTAGTGAGCACATCCTTTTTTGACGCACAATTAACATCAACGGTGATTGGTCTTGGCACCGCAGGATATCTTTCAAGTGCCACGGGAACAACGGTACTTCCTGGAGGATTGGTGAGCACGGCTAACTTAGCAGGCTTAGTGAGCACATCCTTTTTTGATGCAAAATTAACGTCGACTGTGATAGGCCTTGGTACAGCAGGTTATCTTTCAAGTGGTACTGTCACTGCTGTCATTCCAGGAGGATTAGTGAGCACGGCTAATTTAGCAGGTTTAGTTAGTACATCCTTTTTTGATACACAATTAACATCCACTGTGATTGGCCTTGGAACTGCTGGCTATCTATCTTCTGCTACTACTGCAATTATACCTGGAGGATTGGTAAGCACGGCTAATTTAGTAGGTTTAGTTAGTACATCCTTTTTTGACGCACAATTAACGTCCACTGTAATAGGCCTTGGTACAGCAGGATATCTTTCAAGTGGTACTGTCACTGTTGTCATTCCAGGAGGATTAGTGAGCACGGCTAATTTAGCAGGTTTAGTTAGTACATCCTTTTTTAACGCACAATTAACGTCGACTGTGATAGGCCTTGGTACTGTCGGATATTTATCATCTACACAATTTGACTATATACAAGTAAATACAATCTCTTCTGGTCAAGTATTTGCAAGTTCAATTATTGCAAAAACACTTAGTTCTATAATTGTGGAAGCTAAAACAATTGGTGTAACTGGACAAACAAGTTTCTATGGTGACGGAACCTATATACAGAATATAACAGGAGCCAATATTACTGGAACGTTACCTTATACTGTGTATGGAAGTCAAAGTATACCACTAGGCTCTATCAATCCAATTGGAAATCTTACTATTCAAGGAAATTTAAGTGCAGTGAATGCATCCTTTGAGAGCCTTATGACCAGTAGTATCACGTTTGAAGTTGGATCTGGATACTTAACATTGCCCAATACAGTAATTCCCTATCTCAGTGTTGGAATCCTAAATGTGTCAACAATCATCGGTTATACACCTGGCGGTAGTGTAAATATTGGTGGATTAGTAAGTACATCCTATTTAGATAGCCAACTCACATCGACTGTAATTGGTCTTGGAACTGCTGGATACCTATCATCGGCTACCAGTGCTGTACTTCCTGGAGGATTGGTGAGTACTTCCTATTTGGATAGCCAACTCACATCGACTGTAATAGGCCTTGGAACTGCTGGATATATTTCAAGTGCAACAGTAATTGCTGTACTTCCTGGAGGATTGGTGAGTACTTCCTATTTGGATAGCCAACTCACATCGACGGTGATAGGCCTTGGAACTGCTGGCTATCTGTCAACTGGGTTTTCAACTCTAATTGCAAGCAGTTTCTCCTCTTCAAATGCATCCTTTCAGAGCCTCACTGCAAGTAGTATCACCTTTGGAACTGGCTCTGGATTTCTAACCCTACCAAATACAGTGATTCCCTACCTCAGTGTTGGAATCCTTAATGTGTCTACCATTCTCGGTTACACACCTGGTGGCAATGTCAATATTGGAGGGTTGGTCAGTACCTCTTATTTGGATAGCCAACTCACTTCGACTGTCATTGGCCTTGGAACTGCGGGTTATATTTCAAGTGCAACTGTAATTGCTGTACTTCCTGGAGGATTGGTGAGTACCTCCTATTTGGATAGTCAACTTACATCGACCGTGATAGGGCTTGGAACTGCCGGCTATCTGTCAACCGGTTTTTCAAGTCTAATTGCAAGTAGTTTTTCTTCTTCAAATGCATCCTTTGAGAGCCTCACAGCAAGTAGTATCACCTTTGGAACTGGATCTGGATACTTGACACTTCCTAATACGATCATTCCCTATCTCAGTGTTGGAATCTTGAATGTGTCAACTATTCTGGGTTATACTCCTGGTGGCAGTGTAAATATAGGTGGTTTAGTGAGTACCTCCTATTTAGATAGCCAACTAACTTCTACAGTAATTGGCCTTGGTACTGCTGGCTATCTCTCCTCTGGCTCTTTTGTCTCTTTTAATTATCTATCTGTTAATACACTCTCTGCTGGACAAGTTCTTGCGGGTATAATTGGTCAAATAGGATTAACAAGTTTCTATGGCGACGGAACCTATATACAGAATATAACAGGAGCAAATGTGACAGGAACGTTACCTTATACTGTGTATGGAAGTCAAAGTATACCACTAGGCTCTATCAATCCAATTGGTAATCTGAATATTCAAGGAAATTTAAGTGCAGTGAATGCATCCTTTGAGAGCCTCACGACCAGTAGTATCACGTTTAGAACTGGATCTGGATACTTGACACTACCTAATACAGTGATTCCCTACCTTAGTGTAGGAATTTTGAATGTATCAACAATACTAGGCTACACACCTGGTGGTAGTGTTAATATTGGCGGTTTAGTAAGTACATCTTATTTGGATACAGCACTTACATCGACAGTAATTGGTCTTGGAACTGCTGGCTATATATCTTCTGCTACTCCTGTACTTCCTGGGGGATTGGTGAGTACTTCTTATTTGGATACTCAACTTACATCGACGGTGATAGGGCTTGGAACTGCTGGCTATCTGTCAACTGGGTTTTCAAGTCTAATTGCAAGTAGTTTCTCCTCATCAAATGCATCCTTTCAGAACCTAACAACAAGTAGTATTACATTTGGAACTGGTTCTGGCTACTTAACATTACCCAATACCATTATTCCCTACCTCAGTGTTGGAATCTTGAATGTCTCAACAATTTTAGGGTATACTCCTGGTGGCAGCATAAATATAGGGGGGTTAGTCAGTACCTCTTATTTAGATAGTCAACTTACATCAACTGTAATTGGTCTTGGAACTGCTGGCTATATATCTTCTGCTACTCCTGCACTTCCTGGAGGATTGGTCAGTACTTCCTATTTGGATACCCAACTTACATCGACGGTGATAGGGCTTGGAACTGCTGGCTATCTGTCAACTGGGTTTTCAAGTCTAATTGCAAGTAGTTTCTCCTCATCAAATGCATCCTTTCAGAACCTAACAACAAGTAGTATTACATTTGGAACTGGTTCTGGCTACTTAACATTACCCAATACCATTATTCCCTACCTCAGTGTTGGAATCTTGAATGTCTCAACAATTTTAGGGTATACTCCTGGTGGCAGTGTCAATATTGGAGGATTGGTGAGTACCTCTTATTTGGATAGCCAACTAACTTCTACTGTAATAGGACTTGGAACTGCGGGCTATCTCTCCTCAGCCTCATTTTTCTCTTTTAATTATCTTTCTGCTAATACAGTTTCTGCTGGTAAGATTACTGCTAGTACTATTGGTGAATTGGGACTAACATTTTTCTACGGTGATGGCACCTATATACAGAATATAACAGGAGCCAATGTGACTGGAACTTTACCCTATACTGTCTATGGAAGTCAAACGATACCACTTGGCTCTATTAATCCAATTGGAAATCTTACTATTCAAGGAAATTTAAGTGCGGTGAACGCATCCTTTGAGAACCTCACGACTAGTAGTATAACTTTTGGAACTGGATCTGGATACTTAACATTACCTAACACGATCATTCCCTACCTCAGCGTTGGAATCCTGAATGTATCAACTATTTTGGGGTATACACCTGGTGGTAATGTAAATATTGCAGGATTAGTAAGTACATCCTATTTGGATAGCCAATTAACTTCTACTGTTATTGGCCTTGGAACTGCTGGCTACCTTTCAAGTATTCCTAGTCTAGGAGGATTTGTAAGTACAGCCAACTTAGCAAACTTAGTTAGTACTTCTTATTTGGATAGCCAATTTACATCTACTGTAATAGGACTTGGAACGGCTGGCTACCTTTCAAGTATTCCTAGTCTAGGAGGATTTGTAAGTACAGCCAACTTAGCAAACTTGGTAAGTACCTCTTATCTGGATAGCCAATTTACATCTACTGTAATAGGACTTGGAACGGCTGGCTACCTTTCAAGTATTCCTAGTCTAGGAGGATTTGTAAGTACAGCCAACTTAGCAAACTTGGTAAGTACCTCTTATCTAGATACTCAACTTACATCTACTGTAATAGGACTTGGAACTGCTGGCTATCTGTCAACTGGTTTTTCAACTCTAATTGCAAGCAGTTTCTCATCTTCAAATGCATCCTTTGAGAACCTCACGACTAGTAGTATAACTTTTGGAACTGGATCTGGATACCTAACACTACCTAATAGTATTATTCCCTACCTTAGTGTTGGAATTCTAAATGTATCTACAATTTTGGGGTATACACCTGGTGGTAATGTCAATATTGGAGGATTAGTCAGTACTTCTTATTTGGATAGTCAACTAACTTCTACTGTAATAGGGCTTGGAACTGCTGGCTACCTTTCAAGTATTCCTAGTCTAGTAGGATTTGTTAGCACAGCCAACTTAGCAAACTTAGTAAGTACCTCTTATCTAGATACTCAACTTACATCTACTGTAATAGGACTTGGTACTGCTGGCTATCTCTCAAGTATCCCTAGTCTAGGAGGATTTGTAAGTACAGCCAACTTAGCAAACTTAGTAAGTACCTCTTACCTGGCTAGCCAATTAACTTCTACTGTTATTGGCCTTGGAACTGCTGGCTACCTTTCAAGTATTCCTATTCTGGGAGGATTTGTAAGTACAGCCAACTTAGCAAACTTAGTAAGTACATCCTATTTGGATAGCCAATTAACTTCTACTGTAATAGGACTTGGAACTGCTGGCTACCTTTCAAGTATTCCTAGTCTAGGAGGATTTGTAAGTACAGCCAACTTAGCAAACTTAGTAAGTACATCCTATCTAGATACTCAACTTACATCTACTGTAATAGGACTTGGAACTGCTGGCTATCTGTCAACTGGTTTTTCAACTCTAATTGCAAGCAGTTTCTCATCTTCAAATGCATCCTTTGAGAACCTCACGACTAGTAGTATAACTTTTGGAACTGGATCTGGATACCTAACACTACCTAATAGTATTATTCCCTACCTTAGTGTTGGAATTCTAAATGTATCTACAATTTTGGGGTATACACCTGGTGGTAATGTCAATATTGGAGGATTAGTCAGTACTTCTTATTTGGATAGTCAACTAACTTCTACTGTAATAGGGCTTGGAACTGCTGGCTACCTTTCAAGTATTCCTAGTCTAGTAGGATTTGTTAGCACAGCCAACTTAGCAAACTTAGTAAGTACCTCTTATCTAGATACTCAACTTACATCTACTGTAATAGGACTTGGTACTGCTGGCTATCTCTCAAGTATCCCTAGTCTAGGAGGATTTGTAAGTACAGCCAACTTAGCAAACTTAGTAAGTACCTCTTACCTGGCTAGCCAATTAACTTCTACTGTAATAGGACTTGGAACTGCAGGCTTTCTCTCAAGTATTCCTAGTGTAGGAGGATTTGTTAGCACAGCCAACTTAGCAAATTTAGTAAGTACTTCTTATCTAGATACTCAACTTACATCGACAGTAATTGGCCTTGGAACTGCTGGTTATCTATCATCGGCAACTACTTCTGTACTTCCTGGAGGGTTAGTAAGTACCTCTTATCTGGATACTCAACTTACATCTACTGTAATAGGACTTGGAACTGCTGGCTACCTTTCAAGTATTCCTAGTCTAGGAGGATTTGTAAGTACAGCCAACTTGGCAAATTTAGTAAGTACTTCCTATCTTGATACTCAATTTACATCGAGTATACAAGGCCTTGGAACTGCTGGCTATGTTAGTAGTTCACAACTGCTTTCTACATCAATTGGATTAAGTGAATATATAAGTAGTTTTATTGACCCAACTGAACTTGCAAGCACAATTGTAGGTCTTGGTACTGCTGGGTTTCTTTCAAGTGTTGGATTTGCAACAAATCTTACATCCACTGTTATTGGTCTTGGAACTGTTGGTTATATTTCTACAATTCTTTGGGGATCTGTTGTGTCAACAGCAAATTTAGCAAACTTAGTGTCAACTGCAAACTTAGTCAATTTAGTGAGTACCTCTTACCTTGATACTCAATTTACATCAAGTATACTAGGCCTTGGAACTGCTGGTTATCTATCAACTGGTTTTTCAACGCTGATTGCAAGCAGTTTCTCTTCTTCAAATGCATCATTTCAAAGCCTCACGACAAGTAGTATCACCTTTGGAACTGGTTCTGGATACCTAACATTGCCTAACACCATCATTCCCTACCTTAGTGTTGGAATCTTGAATGTATCTACAATTCTAGGTTATACACCTGGTGGCAATATAAACATAGGTGGTTTAGTGAGTACCTCTTATTTAGATAGTCAACTAACATCTACTGTAATTGGTCTTGGAACTCTTGGCTATCTATCAAGTATTCCTAATGTAGGAGGTTTTGTAAGCACAGCCAACTTAGCAAACTTAGTCAGTACTTCCTATCTTGATACCCAACTTACATCAACTGTAATAGGACTTGGTACTGTTGGCTATCTCTCAAGTATTCCTAGTGTAGGTGGTTTTGTAAGCACAGCCAATTTAGCAAACTTGGTCAGTACCTCTTATCTCGATACTCAACTTACATCAACTGTAATAGGACTTGGTACTGTTGGCTACCTCTCAAGTATTCCTAGTATTGGAGGATATGACCTTGTCTCTACTGCCAACTTGGCAAATTTAGTCAGTACCTCTTATCTGGATACTCAACTTACATCAACTGTAATAGGACTTGGTACTGTTGGCTACCTCTCAAGTATCCCTAGTGTAGGTGGTTTTGTAAGCACAGCCAACTTGGCAAATTTAGTCAGTACCTCTTATCTGGATACTCAACTTACATCAACTATAATAGGACTTGGTACTGTTGGCTACCTCTCAAGTATTCCTAGTGTAGGTGGTTTTGTAAGCACAGCCAATTTAGCAAACTTGGTCAGTACCTCTTATCTCGATACTCAACTTACATCAACTGTAATAGGACTTGGTACTGTTGGCTACCTCTCAAGTATTCCTAGTGTAGGTGGTTTTGTAAGCACAGCCAATTTAGCAAACTTAGTCAGTACCTCTTATCTCGATACTCAACTTACATCAACTATAATAGGACTTGGTACTCTTGGCTACCTCTCAAGTATTCCTAGTATTGGAGGATATGACCTTGTCTCTACTGCCAACTTGGCAAATTTAGTGAGTACCTCTTATCTCGATACTCAACTTACATCAACTATAATAGGACTTGGTAGTGTTGGCTACCTCTCAAGTATTCCTAGTATTGGAGGATATGACCTTGTCTCTACTGCCAACTTGGCAAATTTAGTCAGTACCTCTTATCTCGATACTCAACTTACATCAACTGTAATAGGACTTGGTACTGTTGGCTACCTCTCAAGTATTCCTAGTATTGGAGGATATGACCTTGTCTCTACTGCCAACTTGGCAAATTTAGTCAGTACCTCTTATCTCGATACTCAACTTACATCAACTGTAATAGGACTTGGTACTGTTGGCTACCTCTCAAGTATTCCTAGTATTGGAGGATATGACCTTGTCTCTACTGCCAACTTGGCAAATTTAGTCAGTACCTCTTATCTGGATACTCAACTTACATCAACTGTAATAGGACTTGGTACGGTTGGCTACATCTCTACAATTGTATGGGGCTCGGTGATTTCAACTGCGAACTTGGTAAATCTAGTCTCAACTGCAAATCTTGTTGACTTACTATCAACTGCAAATCTAGCAAATCTAGTCTCAACTGCAAATTTAGCAAATCTAGTCTCAACTGCAAATTTAGCAAATCTAGTCTCAACCGCTAATCTTGTCGACTTACTATCAACTGCGAACTTGGTAAATCTAGTCTCAACCGCTAATCTTGTTGACTTACTATCAACTGCAAACTTGGTAAATCTAGTCTCAACCGCTAATCTTGTCGACTTACTATCAACTGCGAACTTGGTAAATCTAGTCTCAACCGCTAATCTTGTCGACTTAATATCAACTGCAAACTTAGCCAATTTGGTGTCAACTACTTATTTAGCCAATCAGATTGGATCTACTGTAATAGGACTTGGTACTACTGGCTATATCAGTAGTTCACAACTCCTTTCTACATCACTTGGATTAACTCAATATATGAGTAGTTTTATTGATCCTACTGAACTTGCAAGTACTATTGTAGGTCTTGGTACTGCAGGGTTTCTTTCAAGTATTGGATTTGCAACAAATCTTACATCTACTGTAATAGGTCTTGGTACTGTTGGTTATCTATCTACAATTGTATGGGGTTCTGTTGTATCAACTGCAAATTTGGCTGGACATGTTAGTACTGCAAACTTAGCAAACTTGGTTAGTACAGCATATGTCTCAAGTCAAATTGGGTTAACAATACCCATCCTTGGGACACTTGGATATCTCTCCTCTGCTAATTTACAAGGACATGTCTCCACTGCCAACTTAGCCAATTTAGTAAGTACAGCCAACTTAACAAGCCTAATTTCAACTGCAAACTTGACAAACTTAGTGTCGACAGCCAATTTAACCAATCTAGTAAGTACACCTTATGTCTCAACTCAACTTGGATTAACTGTAGGCATTCTTGGAAGTTTTGGGTATCTCTCATCTGCTAGTTTACAAGGACATGTCTCCACTGCCAACTTAGCCAATTTAGTAAGTACAGCCAACTTAACAAGTCTGATATCAACTGCAAATCTGGCAAACTTAGTGTCGACAGCCAACTTAACCAATCTAGTAAGTACACCTTATGTCTCAACTCAACTTGGATTAACTGTAGGCATTCTTGGAAGTTTTGGGTATCTCTCCTCTGCTAGTTTAGTGGGCCATATCTCCACTGCTAACTTAGCCAATTTAGTAAGTACAGCCAACTTAACAAGCCTAATTTCAACTGCAAACCTGGCAAACTTAGTGTCGACAGCCAACTTAACCAATCTAGTAAGTACACCCTATGTCTCAACTCAACTTGGATTAACTGTAGGCATTCTTGGAAGTTTTGGGTATCTCTCTTCTGCTAGTTTACAAGGACATGTCTCCACTGCTAACTTAGCCAATTTAGTAAGTACAGCCAACTTAACAAGCCTAATTTCAACTGCAAACTTGGCAAACTTAGTGTCGACAGCCAACTTAACCAATCTAGTAAGTACACCCTATGTCTCAACTCAACTTGGATTAACTGTAGGCATTCTTGGAAGTTTTGGGTATATCTCCTCTGCTAGTTTAGTGGGCCATATCTCCACTGCTAACTTAGCCAATTTAGTAAGTACAGCCAACTTAACAAGCCTAATTTCAACTGCAAACCTGGCAAACTTAGTATCGACAGCCAACTTAAGCAATCTAGTAAGTACACCCTATGTCTCAACTCAACTTGGATTAACTGTAGGCATTCTTGGAAGTTTTGGGTATATCTCCTCTGCTAGTTTAGTGGGCCATATCTCCACTGCTAACTTAGCCAATTTAGTAAGTACAGCCAATCTTGCCAACCTGGTTTCTACATCTGCACTCGATACAGCACTTACTTCGACACTGACAAGTCTTGGAAATGAATTTACAACAAATCATTTAATAACCCCTCTTATTACAAACAATGATACTATTTCTATAGATTCTTTTAATAATATTGACGTACACGCAGGAGGAAATATTTATATATCATCTTCATCTGTTATAAACTTAAATAGTAGAGATGCCACATTTATAACATCACCTCTTACATTTTTTTTCGCACCTGGTCAAACTGACTTAGCACCTATTTATTTAAGTTCTATTACATTTGGTAATCTTCTAACAAATAGTACATCTCAAATAACAACAGATCCAACACTTACAAATCTTTATTGGAATGGCTCACAACTTAATAATCAAGGTGGAGGTGGATTATCGCAAACAGATCTAACATCAACAGTGATTGGTCTTGGAACGGTTGGATACCTTAGTACACTTGGAGGTGGTGGAGTTATATCGCAATCAGATCTAACATCAACAGTGATTGGTCTTGGAACGGTTGGATACCTTAGTACACTTGGAGGTGGTGGAGTTATATCGCAATCAGATTTAACATCAAGTATTATAGGTCTTGGTACTGTTGGATATGTAAGTACTCCTGGAGCCAATGAGTTATTTTCTACCTTAATAACTTCAACTCTAATTACAAATTCAATTCAAAATGACTCTTTTATTGTAATAGATGCACCTGCTATTATCTTTGGTAAACGTGATTATACGAGTTTTTCACCTATACTTGTGAGTTCTATTTTTATGGGAAGTGGTCAAATTACTACAGATGCTGGTAATCTTTTTTGGGATGGTTATCAATTAAATAATCAGATTGGAGAGGGTTTTGTCAGCACTGCCAATTTAGCCGATTTAGTGAGTACAGCCAATTTAGCCGATTTAGTGAGTACTGCCAACTTAGCCAATTTAGTGAGTACTGCCAACTTATTTGATTTAGTGAGTACTGCTAACTTATTTGATTTGGTGAGTACAGCCAACTTATTTGATTTAGTGAGTACTGCCAATTTAGCCGATTTAGTGAGTACAGCCAATTTAGCCGATTTAGTAAGTACTGCCAACTTATTTGATTTAGTAAGTACTGCTAACTTATTTGATTTGGTAAGTACGGCAAATTTAGCCAATTTAGTGAGCACTGCTAACTTAGCCGATTTAATAAGTACAGCCAACTTATTTGATTTGGTAAGTACTTCATACTTTACAACACAACTCACGTCAAGTATCATTGGACTTGGTACAACTGGATATATCTCAACTCTTTCAAATGTTGGCTTTATTTCATCAGTTCAAGCACAGGCATCTTCCTTTTCTGGAAATTTAGGAGATGCATTCACACTTATTATGGCAGATATGTAAAAAACCTCTAAAATATTATCGTTTGTAAAAAAAGGGAAGGATGTCTGTGCCATCCACGGCAAGTTTTATAGGGGTTGATACAACCTCTTTGAAAACAATTACAGTGCCCTCAACGAGTGAAAGACAGGGACGTGTGATTACATTCAAAGATAAAACAGGTAATGCAGCAACAAATCCAATCACATTAGTTACAGGAGGTTCAGATACATTTGAAGGTAGTAAAACCCAGTACTTGATAAATACACCCTACGGTAGTGTTACTTTTATTTCCAAGGGAACTATTTGGTTTGTAATGAATGTAAATCTACCTGCAAGTTTATCAAAATTAGTCTCAACTGCTAATCTGGCAAATCTAGTCTCAACAGCCAATTTAGTAAATCTTGTCAGTACCGCCAACTTAACTGGACATATTAGTACAGCAAACTTAACCAATTTGGTATCAACTACCTATTTGAATACTCAACTTGGCTCTACTGTGATAGGGCTTGGTACTGCTGGCTATGTCAGTAGTTCACAACTCCTTTCTACATCACTGGGATTAACTCAATATATGAGTAGTTTTATTGATCCTACAGAACTTGCAAGTACGATTGTAGGTCTAGGAACTGCAGGATTTCTTTCAAGTATTGGATTTGCAACAAATCTTACATCAACAGTTATTGGTCTTGGTACTGCAGGCTATATCTCTACAATCGTATGGGGTTCTGTTGTATCAACTGCTAACTTAGCAAATTTGGTTAGTACCCCATATGTATCAACACAAATTGGCTTAACTGTACCAATTCTTGGATCCTTTGGATATCTCTCTACGGCAAATATTGTGGGTCATGTGTCGACGGCTAACTTGGCAAACTTAGTTAGCACACCCTATGTCTCAACTCAACTTGGGCTAACAGTACCAATTCTAGGAGGCTTTGGATATCTCTCCTCTGCTAGTTTGGTAGGTCATATATCCACAGCCAACTTGGCTAACCTAGTCTCAACTGCTAATTTGGTTAACTTAGTCTCAACTGCTAATTTGGTTAACTTAGTCTCAACTGCCAACTTAGCCAACTTAGTTAGCACACCCTATGTCTCAACTCAACTTGGGCTAACAGTGCCAATTCTAGGAGGTTTTGGCTATCTCTCTTCTGCAAGCCTGACCAATTTAGTCTCAACTGCCAACTTAGCCAACTTAGTTAGCACACCCTATGTCTCAACTCAACTTGGGCTAACAGTGCCAATTCTAGGAGGTTTTGGGTATCTCTCTTCTGCAAGCCTGACCAATTTAGTCTCAACTGCCAACTTAGCCAACTTAGTTAGCACACCCTATGTCTCAACTCAACTTGGACTAACAGTGCCAATTCTAGGAGGTTTTGGCTATCTCTCCTCTGCTAGTTTGGTAGGTCATGTATCCACAGCCAACTTGGCTAATCTAGTTTCAACTGCCAATCTGGTCAACTTAGTCTCAACTGCCAACTTAGCCAATTTAGTCTCAACTGCCAACTTAGCCAATTTAGTCTCAACTGCAAATCTGGCCTACTTAGTTAGCACACCTTATGTATCGACGCAACTTGGGCTAACAGTGCCAATTCTAGGAGGTTTTGGGTATCTCTCTTCTGCAAGCCTGATCAACTTAGTCTCAACTGCCAACTTAGCCAACTTAGTTAGCACACCCTATGTCTCAACTCAACTTGGGCTAACAGTGCCAATTCTAGGAGGTTTTGGCTATCTCTCTTCTGCTAGTTTGGTAGGTCATGTGTCCACTGCAAACTTGATCAATTTAGTCTCAACTGCCAACTTAGCCAACTTAGTCTCAAGTGCCAACTTAGCCAACTTAGTCTCAACTGCCAACTTAGCCAACTTAGTTAGCACACCTTATGTATCGACGCAACTAGGCTTAACTATTCCAATTCTTGGAGGTTTTGGATACCTCTCTTCTGCAAGCCTGACCAACTTAGTCTCAACTGCTAATTTAACCAACTTAGTTAGCACTCCTTATGTCTCAACTCAACTTGGATTAACTATACCAATTCTTGGAGGTTTTGGATACCTCTCCTCTGCAAGCCTGATCAACTTAGTCTCAACTGCCAACTTAGCCAACTTAGTTAGCACACCCTATGTCTCAACTCAACTTGGGCTAACAGTGCCAATTCTAGGAGGTTTTGGCTATCTCTCCTCTGCTAGTTTGGTAGGTCATGTATCCACAGCCAATTTGGCTAATTTAGTTTCAACTGCCAATCTGGTCAACTTAGTCTCAACTGCCAACTTAGCCAATTTAGTCTCAACTGCCAACTTAGCCAACTTAGTTAGCACACCCTATGTCTCAACTCAACTTGGGCTAACAGTGCCAATTCTAGGAGGTTTTGGGTATCTCTCTTCTGCTAGTTTAGTAGGTCATGTATCCACAGCCAACTTGGTTAACCTAGTCTCAACTGCAAACTTAGTAAATCTTGTCTCAACTGCCAATCTTGCTAACCTAGTCTCAACTGCTAATTTAGCCAACTTAGTTAGCACATCTTATGTCTCGACTCAACTAGGCTTAACTATACCAATTCTTGGAGGTTTTGGATACCTCTCCTCTGCTAGCCTAATAAACTTAGTCTCAACTGCAAACTTGATCAATTTAGTCTCAACTGCAAATCTGGTCAACTTAGTGTCAACTGCTAACTTAGTCAATTTAGTCTCAAGTGCTAATCTTGCTAACTTAGTTAGCACACCCTATGTCTCAACTCAACTTGGATTAACTATACCAATTCTTGGAAGTTTTGGATACCTCTCCTCTGCAAGCCTAATAAATTTAGTCTCAACTGCTAATCTGGCCAACTTAGTTAGTACACCCTATGTCTCAACTCAACTTGGGCTAACAGTACCAATTCTAGGAGGATTTGGCTACCTTTCCTCTGCTAGTTTGGTAGGTCATGTGTCGACAGCCAACTTGGCTAACCTAGTCTCAACTGCAAATCTTGCCAACTTAGTTAGCACACCCTATGTCTCAACTCAACTTGGGTTAACTGTACCCATCCTTGGAGGTTTTGGATACCTTTCCTCTGCAAGTCTAATAAACCTAGTCTCAACCGCTAATCTGGCCAACTTAGTTAGTACACCCTATGTTTCAACTCAACTTGGGTTAACAGTACCTATTCTAGGAGGATTTGGCTATATCTCTTCTGCTAGTTTGGTAGGTCATGTGTCGACAGCCAACTTGGCTAACCTAATCTCAACTGCCAATTTGGTCAACTTAGTGTCAACTGCTAACTTAACCAACCTAATCTCAACAGCCAATCTTGCCAACTTAGTTAGCACACCTTATGTTTCGACTCAACTTGGGCTAACAGTACTTATTCTTGGAGGTTTTGGTTATCTCTCCTCTGCAAGTCTAATAAACCTAGTCTCAACCGCTAATCTGGCCAACTTAGTTAGTACACCCTATGTTTCAACTCAACTTGGGTTAACAGTACCTATTCTAGGAGGATTTGGCTACCTTTCCTCTGCTAGTTTGGTAGGTCATGTATCCACAGCCAACTTGGCTAATCTAATCTCAACTGCAAACTTGGTAAATCTTGTCTCAACTGCCAACTTGGCTAACATAGTCTCAACTGCTAATTTAGCCAACTTAGTTAGCACACCTTATGTCTCAACTCAACTTGGGCTAACAGTACCTATTCTTGGAGGTTTTGGTTATCTCTCCTCTGCAAGTCTAATAAACCTAGTCTCAACTGCCAATCTAGCCAACTTAGTTAGTACTCCATATGTTTCAACTCAACTTGGGCTAACAGTACCAATTCTAGGAGGATTTGGCTACCTTTCCTCTGCTAGTTTGGTAGGTCATGTGTCCACAGCCAACTTGGCTAACCTAATCTCAACTGCCAATTTGGTAAACTTAGTGTCAACTGCTAACTTAGCCAACCTAATCTCAACAGCCAATCTTGCCAACTTAGTTAGCACACCCTATGTCTCAACTCAACTTGGGTTAACTGTACCCATCCTTGGAGGTTTTGGCTATCTCTCCTCTGCTAGTTTGGTAGGTCATGTATCGACAGCCAACTTGGCTAACCTAGTCTCAACTGCAAACTTGGTAAATCTTGTCTCAACTGCCAACTTGACTAACATAGTCTCAACTGCTAATTTAGCCAACTTAGTGAGCACACCCTATGTATCTACTCAACTTGGGTTAACAGTACCTATTCTAGGAGGATTTGGCTATATCTCTTCTGCTAGTTTGGTAGGTCATGTGTCGACAGCCAACTTGGCTAATCTAATTTCAACTGCTAATTTGGTTAACTTAGTCTCAACTGCCAACCTTGCTAATCTGGTGTCAACTGCTAACTTGACCAACTTGGTGAGCACACCCTATGTATCTACTCAACTTGGGCTAACAGTACCAATTCTTGGATCCTTTGGATACCTCTCTACAGCCAATTTAGTGGGAAATGTTTCGACAGCTAACTTAGTCAACTTGGTATCGACTGCGAATCTAGCAAACTTGGTGTCCACTGCTAACCTTGCTAATCTAGTCTCAACTGCTAATTTAGCCAACTTAGTTAGCACACCCTATGTATCTACTCAACTTGGCTTAACAGTACGAATCCTTGGAGGTTTTGGATATCTCTCTTCTGCTAGTTTAGTTGGACATGTCTCAACTGCAAATTTGGCTAATTTGATAAGTACTGCTAATTTAGCCACTTTGGTAAGCACTTCCTATTTAGATACTAAACTCACATCTACAGTAATAGGCCTTGGAACCGCTGGATATGTTAGCACGGCAACTCTTCAAGAAAATTTCTCCTCGTTTTCAACGGCTCTAAGTCAAAACTTTTATAGTTCTAATATCTCTGTCTCTTCTCTTACAACAAGCAGTTTGACTTTTGGAACTGGAAATGGCTATCTCTTCTTACCTAACACGGTAATGAACAGCCTAAGTGTGGGTATTCTCTATGCATCTACTATTGTAGGATTTACTCCTGGTGGTACAAGTATTGGAGGTGGTCTTGTATCGACTGCTAATTTAGCCAATTTAGTCTCTACATCAGCACTCAATACAGCACTTACTTCAACATTGATAAGTCTTGGAAATGAGTTTACAACAAATCATTTAATAACCCCTCTTATTACAAATAATGATACTATTTCTATAGATTCTTTTAATAATATTGACGTACATGCAGGAGGAAATATTTATATATCATCTTCATCTGTTATAAACTTAAATAGTAGAGATCTAACATTTATAACATCACCTCTTACATTTTTTTTAGCACCTAGTCAAACTGACTTAGCACCTGTTTATTTAAGTTCTATTACATTTGGTAATCTTCTAACAAATAGTACATCTCAACTTACAACAGATCCAACACTTACAAATCTCTATTGGAATGATTCACAACTTAATAATCAAGGTGGAGGTGGATTATCACAAACAGATCTAACATCAACAGTGATTGGACTCGGTACTGTCGGCTATGTTAGTACAGCAACTCTTGAAGAAAATCTCTCATCGTTTTCAACGGCTATGAGTCAAAACTTCTATAGTTCAAATATCTCTGTCTCTTCTCTTACAACAAGTAGTTTGACATTTGGAACTGGAAATGGCTATCTCTTCTTACCTAATACAGTAATGAATAGTCTAAGTCTTGGTATTCTTTATGTCTCTACAATTGTAGGATTTACTCCTGGCGGCACTAGTATTGGAGGTGACCTTGTATCAACTGCTAACTTGGCTAATTTAGTTAGTACCTCCTACCTCGATACTAAACTTGGGTCTACTGTTATTGGTCTTGGCACTTCTGGCTATCTATCAAGTATCCCTAGCCTTGGAGGGTTTGTCTCAACTGCAAATCTAGTTAACTTAATCTCAACAGCCAACTTAGCCAACTTGGTTAGCAGTCCCTATATCTCAACTCAACTTGGCTTGACTGTCCCTGTGCTTGGAGGTTTTGGATATCTCTCCTCTGCTAGTTTAGTTGGACATGTTTCCACTGCCAATTTGGCAAATCATGTCTCCACTGCAAATCTAGTCAATTTAGTTAGTACCCCCTATGTTTCAACTCAACTTGGCTTAACAGTACCCATTCTTGGAGGTTTTGGTTATCTCTCCTCTGCTAGTTTAGTAGGGCATGTTTCCACTGCAAATCTTGCTAATTTAGTTAGTACCCCCTATGTCTCAACTCAACTTGGCTTAACAGTACCCATTCTTGGAGGTTTTGGTTATCTCTCCTCTGCTAGTTTAGTAGGGTATGTTTCCACTGCAAATCTAGCCAATTTAGTTAGTACCCCCTATGTCTCAACTCAACTTGGCTTAACAGTACCCATTCTTGGAGGTTTTGGTTATCTCTCCTCTGCTAGTTTAGTAGGGCATGTTTCCACTGCAAATCTAGCCAATTTAGTTAGTACCCCCTATGTCTCAACTCAACTTGGCTTAACAGTACCCATTCTTGGAGGTTTTGGTTATCTCTCCTCTGCTAGTTTAGTAGGGCATGTTTCCACTGCAAATCTTGCTAATTTGATCTCGACTGCCAATCTTGCTAATTTGATCTCTACTGCTAATTTGGCTAACTTAGTCTCAACTGCAAACTTAGCCAATTTAGTTTCCACCCCTTATGTTTCAACTCAACTTGGCTTAACAGTACCAATTCTTGGAGGATTTGGGTATTTATCTTCTGCAAGCCTGGTGAACTTAGTTAGCACTCCCTATGTTTCAACTCAACTTGGCTTAACAGTACCCATTCTTGGAGGTTTTGGCTATCTCTCTAGTGCTAGTTTAGTAGGTCATGTATCCACTGCAAATTTGGTTAATTTGATATCAACTGCCAACTTAGCTAACTTAGTTTCTTCCCCCTATGTATCAACGCAACTTGGATTAACTGTGCCAATCCTTGGAGGTTTTGGATATCTCTCTTCTGCAAGCCTTGCGAACTTAGTCTCAACTGCAAATTTAGCCAACTTAGTTAGCACACCTTATGTCTCAACTCAACTTGGTTTAACTGTACCCATTCTTGGAGGTTTTGGATACCTCTCCTCTGCTAGTTTAGTTGCACATGTTTCTACTGCTAATCTGGTTAACTTAGTCTCAACTGCCAACTTAGGCAACTTAGTATCAACTGCCAACTTAGGCAACTTAGTCTCAACTGCAAACTTAGGCAACTTAGTATCAACTGCAAACTTAGCCAATTTAGTTTCCACTCCCTATGTATCAACACAAATTGGGTTAACAGTACCAATTCTTGGAGGATTTGGGTATTTATCTTCTGCAAGCCTGGTGAACTTAGTTAGCACTCCCTATGTCTCAACTCAACTTGGGTTAACTGTACCCATTCTTGGAGGATTTGGATACCTCTCATCTGCTAGTTTAGTTGCACATGTTTCCACTGCAAATTTAGCCAACTTAGTCTCAACTGCAAATTTAGCAAACTTAGTCTCAACTGCTAATCTGGTTAACTTAGTCTCAACTGCCAACTTAGGCAACTTAGTATCAACTGCCAACTTAGGCAACTTAGTATCAACTGCCAACTTAGCCAATTTAGTTTCCACTCCCTATGTATCAACACAAATTGGGTTAACAGTACCAATTCTTGGAGGGTTTGGGTATTTATCTTCTGCAAGCCTGGTGAACTTAGTTAGCACTCCCTATGTTTCAACTCAACTTGGCTTAACAGTACCCATTCTTGGAGGTTTTGGATATCTCTCCTCTGCTAGTTTAGTAGGGCATGTTTCCACTGCAAATTTAGCAAACTTAGTCTCAACTGCTAATCTGGTTAACTTAGTCTCAACCGCCAACTTGGCCAACTTAGTTTCCACTCCCTATGTATCAACACAAATTGGGTTAACAGTACCAATTCTTGGAGGATTTGGGTATTTATCTTCTGCAAGCCTGGTGAACTTAGTTAGCACTCCCTATGTTTCAACTCAACTTGGCTTAACAGTACCCATTCTTGGAGGTTTTGGCTATCTCTCCTCTGCTAGTTTAGTAGGGCATGTTTCCACTGCCAATCTTGCTAATTTGATCTCTAGTGCTAATTTGGCTAATTTGATTTCGACTGCTAATTTGGCTAACTTAGTCTCAACTGCCAACTTAGCCAATTTAGTTTCCACCCCTTATGTATCAACACAACTTGGGTTAACAGTACCAATTCTTGGAGGATTTGGGTATTTATCTTCTGCAAGCCTGGCCAACTTAGTTTCCACCCCCTATGTGTCAACTCAACTTGGATTAACTGTGCCAATATTAGGAGTTTTTGGATACCTATCCTCTGCTAGTTTAGTAGGACATGTTTCTACTGCTAACTTGGCTAATTTGATTTCAACTGCCAATTTAGGCAACTTAGTCTCTACCGCCAATTTGATCAACATAGTCTCAACTGCAAACTTAGCCAACTTAGTCTCAACAGCGAACTTGGCTAACTTAGTTTCAACACCCTATGTTTCAACTCAACTTGGCCTAACAGTACCTATTCTTGGAGGGTTTGGATATTTATCTTCTGCAAGTTTGGTTAACTTAGTCTCAACCGCCAACTTAGCCAACTTAGTCTCAACTGCAAACTTAGCCAGCATAGTCTCAACTGCAAACTTAGCCAACTTAGTCTCAACAGCCAACTTGGCTAACTTAGTTTCCACCCCCTATGTGTCAACTCAACTTGGGTTAACTGTGCCAATTTTAGGAGGTTTTGGATATCTATCCTCTGCTAGTCTAGTTGGACATGTGTCTAGTGCCAATCTTGCAAATTTAGTATCAACAGCTAACTTGGCCAATTTAGTAAGTACTTCTTATTTTACTACACAACTTGCTTCTACTGTTATTGGTTTAGGAACGGTTGGTTATCTTTCAAGTCTTACTGCAATATCACTTCCAGGTGGATTAATTAGTACTGCAAATTTGGCTAACTTAGTTTCCACTCCCTATGTTTCAACTCAAATTGGTTTAACAGTGCCCATTCTTGGAGGTTTTGGTTATATCTCTTCTGCAGGTTTAGCAAATTTAGTCTCAACTGCAAACTTGGCTAACCTAGTCTCAACTGCAAACTTGATCAATTTAGTCTCAACTGCAAATCTGGTCAACTTAGTGTCAACTGCCAACTTGGCTGGACATATTAGTACTGCTAATTTGGCTAACTTAGTCTCAACTACATATCTCACAACACAACTTGGTTCAACAGTCGTTGGATTATCTAATGTAGCAGTTACATCGCTAGCAGTTACTCAAAATCTTTCACTTACAGGAGGTCCTCAAGGTGCTGTTACTATTACTGGACCAAATTTAACTGGATATCTAACAACTGGAAATATTGCTAACTTTGTATCTACTGCTAACCTTGCTAACTTAGTATCTACTGCAAACCTTGCTAACTTAGTCTCAACTGCAAACCTTGCTAACTTAGTCTCAACTGCAAACCTTGCTAACTTAGTCTCAACTGCAAACCTTGCTAACTTAGTCTCAACTGCAAACCTTGCTAACTTAGTCTCAACTACATACTTTACAACACAACTTGGTTCAACAGTTGTTGGATTATCTAATGTAGCAGTTACATCACTAGCAGTTACTCAAAATCTTTCACTTACTGGAGGTCCTCAAGGTGCTGTTACTATTACTGGACCAAATTTAACTGGATATCTAACAACTTCAAATCTTGCTAACTTAGTCTCAACTGCCAACTTGGCTGGACATGTTAGTACAGCAAACCTTGCTAACTTAGTTTCAACTGCTAACCTTGTTAATTTAGTCTCAACTACATACCTTACAACACAACTTGGCTCAACAGTTGTTGGATTATCTAATGTAGCAGTTACATCACTAGCAGTTACTCAAAATCTTTCGCTTACAGGAGGTCCTCAAGGTGCTGTTACCATTACTGGACCTAATCTAACTGGATATGTAACAACTGGAAATATTGCAACGTATGCTGTGACATCACTCGCAGTTGCTCAAAATCTTTCACTTACAGGAGGTCCTCAGGGTGCTGTTACTATTACTGGACCAAATCTATCTAACTTAGTATCTACTGCTAACCTTGCTAACTTAATCTCAACAGCCAATTTGGCTAATATAGTCTCAACTACATACCTTACAACACAACTTGGTTCAACGGTTGTTGGATTATCTAATGTAGCAGTTACATCACTAGCAGTTACTCAAAATCTTTCACTTACAGGAGGTCCTCAGGGTGCTGTTACTATTACTGGACCAAATTTAACTGGATATCTAACAACTTCAAATCTTGCTAACTTAGTCTCAACTGCCAACTTGGCTGGACATATTAGTACAGCAAACCTTGCTAACTTAGTTTCAACTGCTAACCTTGGTAATTTAGTCTCAACTACATACCTTACAACACAACTTGGTTCAACAGTTGTTGGATTATCTAATGTAGCAGTTACATCGCTAGCAGTTACTCAAAATCTTTCACTTACAGGAGGTCCTCAAGGTGCTGTTACTATTACTGGACCAAATTTAACTGGATATCTAACAACTGGAAATATTGCAACGTATGCTGTGACATCACTAGCAGTTGCTCAAAATCTTTCACTTACAGGAGGTCCTCAGGGTGCTGTTACTATTACTGGACCAAATCTATCTAACTTAGTATCTACTGCTAACCTTGCTAACTTAGTATCAACTGCTAATTTGGCTAACTTAATCTCAACAGCCAATTTGGCTAATATAGTCTCAACTACATACCTCACAACACAACTTGGTTCAACAGTTGTTGGATTATCTAATGTAGCAGTTACATCACTAGCAGTTACTCAAAATCTTTCACTTACAGGAGGTCCTCAAGGTGCTGTTACTATTACTGGGCCTAATCTATCTGGATATCTAACGGCTTCAAATCTTGCTAACTTAGTCTCAACTGCCAACTTGGTTGGACATATTAGTACTGCAAATCTTGCTAACTTAGTTTCAACTGCTAACCTTGGTAATTTAGTCTCAACTACATACCTTACAACACAACTTGGTTCAACAGTTGTTGGATTATCTAATGTAGCAGTTACATCACTAGCAGTTACTCAAAATCTTTCACTTACAGGAGGTCCTCAAGGTGCTGTTACTATTACTGGACCTAATCTAACTGGATATGTAACAACTGGAAATATTGCAACTTATGCTGTGACATCGCTAGCAGTTACTCAAAATCTTTCACTTACAGGAGGTCCTCAGGGTGTTGTTACTATTACTGGACCAAATCTATCTAACTTAGTATCTACTGCAAACCTTGCTAACTTAGTATCAACTGCTAATTTGGCTAATTTAGTTTCAACTGCTAACCTTGCTAACTTACTCTCAACAGCCAATTTGGCTAATTTAGTTTCAACTGCTAACCTTGCTAACTTAGTCTCAACTACATACCTCACAACACAACTTGGTTCAACAGTTGTTGGATTATCTAATGTAGCAGTTACATCACTAGCAGTTACTCAAAATCTTTCACTTACAGGAGGTCCTCAGGGTGCTGTTACTATTACTGGACCTAATCTATCTGGATATCTAACGGCTGCAAATCTTGCTAACTTAGTCTCAACAGCCAACTTGGCTGGACATATTAGTACAGCAAACCTTGCTAACTTAGTCTCAACTGCAAACCTTGCTAACTTAGTCTCAACTACATACCTCACAACACAACTTGGTTCAACAGTTGTTGGATTATCAAATGTAGCAGTAACATCACTAGCAGTTACTCAAAATCTTTCACTTGCAGGAGGTCCTCAGGGTGCTGTTACTATAACTGGACCTAATCTAACTGGATATCTAACAACTGGAAATATTGCAACGTATGCTGTGACATCACTAGCAGTTGCTCAAAATCTTTCACTTGCAGGAGGTCCTCAGGGTGCTGTTACTATTACTGGACCAAATCTATCTAACTTAGTATCTACTGCAAACCTTGCTAACTTAGTATCAACAGCCAATTTGGCTAATATAGTCTCAACTGCCAATTTAGCAAATTTAGTTTCAACGGCCAATTTAGCAACACTAGTATCCACAGCCAACTTGGCTAACCTAGTCTCAACCGCCAATCTGGCCAATTTAGTTAGCACACCCTATGTCTCAACTCAACTTGGGTTAACTATACCAACTCTTGGAGGTTTTGGATACCTCTCCTCTGCTAGTTTGGTAGGTCATGTATCCACAGCCAACTTGGCTAACCTAGTCTCAACCGCCAATCTGGCCAATTTAGTCTCAACTGCTAATTTGGCTAACTTAGTCTCAACTGCTAATTTGGCTAACTTAGTCTCAACTGCCAATCTAGCAAATTTAGTTTCAACGGCCAATTTAGCAACACTAGTATCAACCGCCAATCTGGCCAATTTAGTCTCAACTGCTAATTTGGCTAACTTAGTCTCAACTGCTAATTTGGCTAACTTAGTCTCAACTGCCAATCTAGCAAATTTAGTTTCAACGGCCAATTTAGCAACACTAGTCTCAACTGCTAATTTGGCTAACTTAGTCTCAACTGCCAATCTAGCAAATTTAGTTTCAACGGCCAATTTAGCAACACTAGTATCAACTGCCAATTTGGCTAACTTAGTCTCAACTGCCAATCTAGCAAATTTAGTTTCAACGGCCAATTTAGCAACACTAGTATCCACAGCCAACTTGGCTAACCTAGTCTCAACCGCCAATTTGGCTAACTTAGTCTCAACTGCCAATCTAGCAAATTTAGTTTCAACGGCCAATTTAGCAACACTAGTATCCACAGCCAACTTGGCTAACCTAGTCTCAACCGCCAATCTGGCCAATTTAGTCTCAACTGCTAATTTGGCTAATTTAGTCTCAACTGCTAATTTGGCTAACTTAGTCTCAACTGCCAATTTAGCAAATTTAGTTTCAACGGCCAATCTGGCCAATTTAGTCTCAACTGCTAATTTGGCTAACTTAGTCTCAACTGCTAATTTGGCTAACTTAGTTAGCACACCCTATGTCTCAACTCAACTTGGGTTAACTATACCAACTCTTGGAGGTTTTGGATACCTCTCCTCTGCTAGTTTGGTAGGTCATGTATCCACAGCCAACTTGGCTAACCTAGTCTCAACCGCCAATCTGGCCAATTTAGTCTCAACTGCTAATTTGGCTAACTTAGTCTCAACTGCGAATCTAGCAAATTTAGTTTCAACGGCCAATTTAGCAAGACTAGTATCAACTACTTATTTAACCACTCAACTCGGTTCGACTGTAGTGGGTCTAAGCAATGTTGCAGTGACACAACTTACAGCAGGTAGTCGCATTAGTCTTTCACCCGCAGGTGGCACTGGAAATGTTACTGTTACAGGAGATACACCCTCTGATTGGGCAAGCTATACAGCAAATACTACAGTTAAACTCGGTGGAAATTCCATTTCAAATAATGCAGCCAGCACTGATTTTGTTGTAGGTAACAATGGTATTAATTTTTATAATAATTCAGGACCAGGAACATATAACTATGCCCCTGTTAATGCAGGATATATTACACTGGCTGCTTCTAATTCTGGTGGTAATACGTATATTTTTGCCGATGGAGTTGGTTATAATGTTTCAGGATCAAAACAAGCGGCTATATTATATAATGGTAATACTTTTGGACTTGCTTCACTCTACATCAGTTCTCTCTATCTTGGTAATTTTGGAGGGACTATTACAGGTCAACTCACAACTGATTCAACTGCAAGTACTATCATGTGGAATAATGATATACTTCTAACAAAATCTAATTTAGGATCAAACACACATATATATACTAGTTCACTTACTCTTATGGTTGCTGTTGGCAGTGATATAGGAGGTGCGCTCAGTAGCATTCAAACAAGTATTGATGGATTCAATTGGAGAAGTATTGAAAGTGGTGGATTTATTGATGCATATGATGTAGCATGGAATGGTTCCTATTGGCTTGCGGCTGGTGATAATGGAGTTACTCTCAGTAGTATTCAAAAAAGCGCAGATGGTATTAGTTGGACAGGAATTACAAGTGGCGGATTTTGTAACTATGCAAAGGGTGTAACATGGAATAGTTCCTACTGGGTAGCAGTAGGTGATGATAGAGGAGGTGCACTCAGTAGTATTCAAACGAGTGTAGATGGAATTAACTGGACAGGAATTACAAGTGGTGGATTTGATACATTTGGAGCTAAGACAGCGTGGAATGGTTCTTATTGGGTTGCTACTGGTCAAGATGTTACAGGTGGTACAGCTAGTAGTATTCAAACGAGTGTAGATGGAATTAACTGGTTAGGCATTACACATGGTGGATTTATCACTAATGGATTAGATGTAGAATGGAACGGTTCCTACTGGGTCGCGGTTGGACAAGGAGGTGATACTATTCAAACGAGTAGTGACGGACTTTTTTGGACAGGTCCAACAAGTGGTGGATTTGATAGTTATGGATCTGCTGTAGCATGGAATGGTTCTCTATGGGTTGCGGTTGGCCGTGATGTAGCAGGTGGTGCTCTCAGCAGTATTCAAACAAGTACAGATGGAAATAACTGGACAGGAATTACAACTGGTGGATTTAGTTTTGCTGGAAATGGTATAACATGGAACGGATCCTATTGGATTGCAGTTGGTAATGATTCAACAAGTTCTCTAAGTAATATTCAAGTAAGTGTAGATGGAACTAACTGGACAGGAATTACAAGTGGTGGATTTAATAGCCCTTCATATGCTGGATATTCTGTTGCAAGTGCAACACAATCATATCTGGGCATCAACTGTAATTCACCTCGATATACTCTTGATGTAAACGGCACAATTAATGCTCCAAGCGCCATTTTAAATGATATTTTTTACGCAAATACACATTTAATTTCAGATAGAAGAACAAAGAAAAATATAGTGTCAGCCGATTTAACACAGTGCTATTCAACACTTCGCGAATTACCACTTCGTCGGTTTGAGTTCTTGAATCCCATCAATGAACTGAAACAAGATAAAAAACAAGTGGGATTTATTGCAGATGAAATACAGTCATTTTTCCCTAAAGCCATAAAACCCCATCAATACAATAAGAATGGATTTAGTACACTCAACTTTGTAAATTTCGAACAAATTCATATGACACACTTTGGAGCCACAAAATATATGGCGTCCCTTCTCGACAATCAACATTCTACAATTGTAGGACAAAATGCAGATATTTCAACTTTAAAGAATAAATTCATGGAACAAACATCTGAAATCTCCTCCTTACAACTACAAGTATCTGGATTTTCAAATGTACTTTCGACCATTCTTGCAAAATTATAAATCTATACTAGTATAGAAATGGATTCACTCTTTCGCATGCACAATGCTATCCGAATGGAGGAGAATAAAATTAAGGAATATACTCCAAAGATTGATACTACAGATCTAGGAAAAGCCTATTCTACAATTGTAGCCACTCATCAGTCCACTTTAACGGCTCTTAAAATACAAGCTACCCTTCAAATACAAGAGAATCTAAGTACTTTCACTGCGAAGTAAATATCCTTCTCGTTTCGCTAGATCAATTGCCCATTGACCGAGAACCCCCTTTTCGACCGCAGTCGGTCGATACGGCCATGGACTCAGGTATACGGCATTCGGTTGTTTACCTTGGCGAACCCAGCCCAGGTGAGTTTTTTGACCAAGCACTTCTAAGAATTTTCGTTGACCATGTTGATTCTCTGCAATGTTAAAATCGACCTGGAGCCATTTTTTCCGTTTGTCATCCGAACCATTCGGTGGACACATGTGAATAAAGGCAGGCTCCATATCAAGCACGGCTGATAGGAAAAGACAATAGTCGTCCCTCTTCCAAAGAGTAGCCTGAAAAGAGAAGAGATACTCGCAGCCCTTTAAGGAAGCCCAGCCAGCGGTTTGACTTGTTACAGGTCCAGGGCACGGCATGAAACGGATACTGGAAAAGTCCGGCATCGAATCAAGAAGTGTTGCCGCTTCCTTGATGGCCTCGCTATCAGGTCGACGCTCCAGTAGAAAATCCTCTTGAAGTGGAAATACATATGTAATCTCTGGAGGAAGTGCGAGTGTTGCTGCAAGACGTGACTCTAAGAAAAAACGATCGGCTTGTTTTAAAGGAAGAATCTTGACTCCATATGTGAGGCATTCTTTGAGGATAGGATGCTCAGGCTCCTCACTCGCAATATAAATGGGCCAGGCCAATTCAGGTGCATAGCGTCGCAGAAGGACTAGGTGAAGAGGTAATAGATAATAGTACTTCGGTGTGCTATTAATCAAGTAGGCAATATCAGTTCGATTCATTTACTGTAGATTAGGGGCACCAGGTTTAAACATTGGTGACGAATTTTAGTAAAGAATGTTGGCTCACCATCCACTTACAGGAAAACCCATCCGTGTCATAAAGTCGCAGGCGCAACTCTGGCGAGATGCAAAAACGCTAGTGCTCTTATCAGCAAATGCTGATCCTACAGTGCCTTGGGATCGATGGGAAACGTGCGCCGCCGGCCTGAGCGTTGTTAAGACACTTGTTGACAAGGGTATTGAAGTACATATTCCAATTCTAATTGATGAACCGCAGATTGATATTCAAACTCTGGTTGCACTCAGTAAGAAGTCGCACTTGATTGTTATCTCAACGGCTATTATTAAGACAGTTGGCCCCGAAGCATTTCGTGCTGCGAACTTAGGGAATATTCTCTGCCTTCAGGAGTTCAAGGAGATCTATGCATATTGTGGAGCACAATGGAATGGTACTGTAGAGGATGCAGCCATTATGACTTGTTCTGTTCTACACTACTCGCGAATTGCGGGTATTAGTAGCAATGCCCTTGAGTTTCGCAGGGAGGCGATGGAGCGCATGAAGATTACTGCGCTTGAGGCAGGTGCTCGTCCTCCTGCTCTCTGGCTCATCCAACAGTTCTATAAACCCGATAAAGGTATACGTCGTCGTGAAATCAATCGCTGTCTAACTGAGAATGTTGCTTGCCGATACATTGACAGGATTTATCTATTGAATGAAGATGACTTTTTTGACCAGTATCCTGAAGATCCTAAGGGGAAAATTAAGCAGCGCGTCATTGGAAATCGTCTCACCTATGGAAATGTTCTAAAAGCAATCAAGGATGAGGTTCCTGCCGATACAATTGTTGTCTTCGCAAACAGTGATATTTTCTTGGAATCGACGACTCGTCTTCTCTGGTCTATGAATCTCGAGGACACATTTTTGAGTCTTCTGCGTTGGGATGTGAGTGGTACTGGCGCCAGTACAATCTTCGGCCCCCGTGATGATTCTCAGGATGCATGGGTTGTCTGGAGTAGTTCAGTGAAGAGCCGCACATGGAAGTGGACCGAGTTTGACTTTCCATTTGGTAAGAATGGATGCGATAATGCAATCAATTTGGAGATGCTTCGCCAGAAGTTTATCATCTCTAATCCTGCATACAGTATCAAGGTTCAACACGTTCATATAAGTGATATCCGTACCTACAACCCCCTTGATATTGTAGATAAGTCCGTCTATCTACATATTGCACCAACTGGACTAAATGATCTCGAGGCCAAAGAGTCATGGACAAATAACATGATCTTTCGTAAGGTAACACATACTCCCTTTGCTCGTCAAATACGATCGGTGCAGGAGAAGGAGATTGCGACCTATTGCTCGATGATTAAACGTGGCGAAAAATACGCATTCTTGAAGGATTCACAGAATCTGGCATCTGCAGAGGCTGATACAGTTCTTGAGTTCAAGGACTGTTTCTTGACATCGAATGGACTTCCCTATGGACATCATGAACTGTATGTTGGTCCTTCAGAGCGTGCAAAGGAACTCTGGGGGGCCACAGGTGTAGGAGGCTGTACACCCACTCTTGGAACGGATTTTGCCGTGGCTGCTCCGCTGACTGAAAAGGAGACTCGCAGTCAAGAGGACTTCTGTATGCGCTACATTGCAAAGATTCTCCAGATTCGTGATATTGATGGTGAGTTCCTCTGTCCTGAGAAGAAATCTCTCATTGATGTTCTACAGTTGTTCCGTTGGTCGACACGTGAAGTGCCGGTTCTACCGCAGGATCCGAATATGGGCATTTATTGTAAGAGGGCTCTTGTCTGGGCATGCTCAGATACAGATCAGGTGACACGTGAGGATATTACAGCCCTGCGAAATGCACTTGCAAATCCTTGGCATGAGTTGGTTCCTGTGAAAAAGAAGATTACAATTATTGAGGATGGTACTATCATTGATGCACAGTGGATTGCGGCACTCGAAGAACAACTCGATGATGAGTGGACTGTCAAGGTTCTCTGGCCTGGACGCACAAGCCTTGAGCGTATCTGTACAGAGGTTCAGGATACTGAAGTGCTTCTATATGCTGCAGGCGATTTGAAGGTTGCGAATCTGTGGTCATGGATGTGGATGCTCCCTGCTGCGGCGCGTGTGATTGAAATACAGAATGAAATGGACCCTGTTGGCGATTCGTTTCATATGGCAAGTGCATGTGATCTTCGTCATGAACTTGTTATTATGCGTCGTGGACTACGCGACTATATGATTAAGGATTCTGTGAAGGTTGTTCTAAAGACTCTTGCAGTTGTACCTGGGTCAACTGTCTCTACACTGCCGACAATCTGGCTACCACGTGCAGATATCAAGGGATTTTATGGACATGCAGGTGATTCATTTCGGGAAATGGCTCGTATGTGGGCTGAACGCGGATACTGTCAAGTCAAGGAGCACCCGACGGCTGTCATGTGCTGGTGGGGTGAAGTGGGGGGTGAGGGGGGCAAAGGCGTACTTCTCTATGATCGCCCTAATCTCGATTGGCTCTATAATGCACCTGCGTCCGAATCACAGTGGACAAAGGGACTCTTTGGAAATCCTGAGCCTACTGCGAAGGGTCAGGCGTGGTCTTTCTGGGCTCGCCGTCCTCGTTTTGTAGAGGAGATTGTTGCCTCTGGTGCTAGCGCAGCATCTTGGTCACAGAGAACTCGTGGGCTCGTCTTTTACGGAAAGATTGAGAATCGTGTACAGGAGCGTCGTCGTGAAGGTGATTGGTCTTCTGTGTGCGATGACTACTATATGGCTCGTGGCGAAGCGACTCCGTATCCCTTTACACAGAAGGAGTATCTGATGAAACTCACAGAGGCGCGATTTGGTCTTTGCTTGGCCGGCTTTGGAATGAAGTGCCATCGTGAGATTGAGTGCATGGCGATGGGATGTGTACCTGTTGTTGAGGAGACAGTTGATATGACACATTATGCATCACCGCCTGTCGAAGGTGTGCACTATCTGCGCATTAAGTCTCGCGAAATGGTCAAGGCGCAGATTGCGGAGATCACTGAGGCAAAGTGGTCAGAGATGTCGGCTGCGTGCCGTGAGTGGTGGCGTGTAAATGCAAGTTGCGAAGGGTTCTTCAAACTGACGCAGCGTTTGGCCACGGCGTAAAAAAATTTGATGTGTCCAAACAGGCGAATGGAAGGTATAACTACAATGCCGCCATCCAAGGAATGTTCAGTCTGTCTCGAGAAAGTTACAGGCTCTCTTCGGAAAGAGGTACCGTGTCAATACTGTCAATATGCCGCATGTCTTACATGCGTCAAGCGCTATATGCTTGAGTCTCCGCAAGATGCTCACTGTATGAACTGCAAGCGTGCATGGAATCGCGAGTTCATCGACTCGTATTTATCAATGAGTTTTCGCAAGAATGCTCTCAAGGCGCATCGTGAGGCGATTCTTCTGGACCGTGAGAAGGCGCGTCTGCCACTTCTTCAGCCGCGCATCAGTGCCAAGGTTCGCGCAGAGGAGATGAATGCGCAGATTTTGGAGAGTATGAAGGCGATTCAGGACATGGAGAAGACTATTGCGGCAGCACGCCATGAGGTCTACCGATTCCAGAATCGCCAGCATCGCCTTCGTGAGATTGCCGCAGGTCGCATTGCTCCAGAGGCTGAGAATCAGGATGCAGACAAGAAGGAGGTGCGCCAGTTTACGCAGAAGTGTCCTGTAGATGATTGCCGCGGCTTTCTGAGTTCTCAGTGGAAGTGTGGCACTTGCCAGACCTATGTATGCCATGAATGTCTCGTTCCCAAGGGAAAGGAGCGGGATGCAGCTCACACATGCAATGAAGATACAAAGGCGACTGCGGCTCTGATTCGCAAGGAGACGAAGCCGTGTCCGAAGTGCGGTATGGGCATCTCGAAGGTTGATGGCTGTGATCAGATGTGGTGTGTCTCGTGCCAGACACCTTTCAGTTGGACGACTGGCCGCCTTGTCTTCGGTGTGGTTCACAATCCACACTACTACCAGTGGCTGCGTGAGCAGAATGGTGGAGAGGCACCGCGCGTGGCTGGAGATGTGCCGTGTGGTGGACTCGTAAACTTCTACAGCATTGAGCGAGGCTTTACGAACAAGATTTATCCTATTGCTCGAAAGAAGGAGGTGGAGGCAATTCATCGTCTGACTGCAGAACTTCTTGACCAGCACCTACGTCAGTTTGCACGCTTTGATGAGGTTCCAGACAATGGCGATCTTGGCATCGATTATACGCTTAAGTTGATTAGCGAAGAGGAGTGGAAGAGGAAGTTGTGGCAGCGTGAGACGAAACGTGAGAAGAGCCTAGAGTTGCGAGGGCCACTCGATCTACTCGCAAATGTCTGCTCAGAGGTGCTGCGACGCATGGCAGAGATTCATCTGGTAGGTGCAGAGACACCTGAGGCAAAGAAGAAGCAGTTTACAGATTTGCTACAACAGTTGCGCACTCTGAAGAAGTATGTCAATGGAGAGTTAACGAAGATTGGTGTTCGCTATGGCTGTATGGTGCCCGCTGTCTCTGAGGCGTGGCGCTTTGACATGCATGGAGGTAATCGTGGAGAGGAGGTGGATACACGTTCATTGCGTGAGAGGATTCTATTGGCTTCAGAAGAGCGCTTGGCAAAGTTGGGAGCGCAGCAGATGGCTGACTGGGAGACTCGTATTAAGCCGCACATTATGCGCATTGAAGGAGAGGATACAAATCCACGCTATGTCGTAGAGGCATGGCAGTGGGGCGGATACATTGAGGCTCATAGAAATGTGATTCGGATTCTGATGGGAGAGGCTCCATTGATTCTGACTGCAACAGGTGCTGCTGCTGTGCAACCTCCTAGGGCAATGAATCCTGCAGTGGCCGCGGCTATGGCTCCTGCTTAAGAATACAAACAGTTACATAAAAAAAGATGGTAGGTTTATTACCCAACATCCCTTTTTATTGTATTCATCTTGAGCGTGAAGAGGGTCGCCTTGAACTTATACGCTCTCTTGAAGATGGCCTTGGTCGTCCACTTGTCATGTGGCCTGCATCTGAAGGAAGTGAAGTTGCGAAACTCGGTTGGCCTCGTCGGCATCCACACCAAGGACAGACAAAGGATGGTGAACTCGGTTGTTTATCGAGTCATGTACGCCTATTGAGTTTAATGCGTGGTGACGTAATTGGAGTCTTTGAAGATGATGCCGAGGTTGTATGTGATTTGGATACACTAGTGAACTATATGAATACGGTGGAGGAGATTAATCCAGATTGGGATATCCTCTTTTTAGGAGCCAATGAATGGGTAGATAGTCTTCCGTTTGCTCAGACTGTAGGGAGACCAGAGTATGATCTAGTGCGTCGTATTGAGCGCTTCTGGGGCACTCATGCATTTTTAATTCGCCGACGTGCAGCCGATTTGGTTGTGGCGACACATGAGAAATTGTTAAAAGGAGGGTTTGCGTATCCAGCCGATTGGCTCTATGCGAAAACCATTAAAGAGTATAATTTGAAGGTCTATGGACCGAGCAATCCGAAGTCAATGATACGACAAAAGCCTGGTCTTGTATCAAGTATTACTGGGAATATTCGGGGTCTCTAGTCCTTGCGATTCTTACGATTCTTGCGTGACTTGCGACGGCCTCCTGTCACTGGCTTAGTAACTGGGGGCTCGGCGGCTACTGTATTCGCTACATTTGCAGCGGCTTCTGTTGCAGCAGCAGTTGCTGTCTCGGCAGCGGCGTTTGCAGCAGCAGTGTTTGCATTGGCTCCAGGTGCAGCGTTGGCAGCGGCGTTGGCGGCAACTGTCGCAGCATTGGCAGCCACAGTCGCAGCATTGGCAGCAACTGTTGCAGCAGCATTTCCGTTCGGTTGGGCAACTGCTTCATTGGCAGCGGTTGCGGCCTCTACTGCTGCATTCGCGGCATTGGTTGCAGCGTTGGCGGCTTTATTAGCATTATTGCCCTTATTGGCATTATTGCCCTTATTAGCATTATTGCCCTTATTGGCATTATTGCCCTTATTGGCATTATTGCCCTTATTGGCATTATTGCCCTTATTGGAATTATTGCCCTTATTACCGTTAGCACCATTTGGTGCAGCGACCTGATTTGCATTATTCGCCTTTTCGGCTGCATTTACGGCATTTTGTGCAGCATTTGCGGCATTATTCGCAGCGTTCGCTGCAGGAGTATTTCCAGACGAAGCCTTCAATGCATTTACATTCGTACGTAAGTCAGCAATCTGCTTCTTTACATTATTAATAGCACCAATACCCGTATTATTAAGCCCCTCAAGGCCTCCATCTGTACTTCCAGGAGTCGGTTTTGAGTTCGTCAGCCCCATTCTATTCTAAGCCCAAGAGATTTTTCCCCCAATCGACTGTATCCTTAATTTTTTTTGCACTCATCGGTGTCTTGTATCCACGCACATCAAAGATAGACCCTCTGAAAAAATCATCCTTGTTTTCAAATTCACTCGTAGCACTCATCCAGTTGCTCTTACCAATATAGTTATTAGTGGTTGTAGATGCCTGTGGTAGAAATCCAGATACCTTTGTGTAGACATCTTCACCATTGATATACACTTTGATACTCGGTCGGGAAGAATCCATTGTGACTGCCGTAATTGCCACATGAGTCCATTTTTGCAGAGGAATCACTGAATTTATCTTAATTCGCATCTTACGTTGTTTCTTGTCCCACACTTCATAAATCAGCGTGGCCATATTCGGTTTAGCATCTTTCGGTTGTGGAGGTACAACGCGGCTCGGAGGAAGTTTTCGTGGAAACATTTCAAAGCCTGTTGATGTATATTCATCAACATTGGCCGAACTGGTGCGCATTAATTCCTGTGGTGTAACTTCCGGAACCTCTTGTTGACCTGTTTTTCCTGTAGGTACAGTACTCTGTTCATCGCCACACGCTGAAGGACGAATATCCTCTTCACTTACGG